ATTTTTTATAACTTATTGTATTTTAATTTGTTAGGTTGTGCCTTTGTCAGTATCGCTCTGAATAAAGTTTAAAACTTTCAAAGGCGTTGTTTTTCGTTTATTCTAATTCCTCATCATCGCACTCCCTTTCATTGTATTCGCTCTCTGGGTCTAAATAGTCGTATAAATCAAACCCTGTGTCGCTAATTTCCCAGTACAATGAATCAGCGTTGTAACTTTCATTTTTCAGAATGAAATCTAAAACCGCGCTAAAGTCAATTTTATTTTCTTTCCATCCTTGTACGTTCAACAATTCGTTTATCCAGAAATTAGGGTCTTTACTTTCGTTAAACATCCAATATGTACAACCTCTCAAACCGTCGCCATATCGTCTTTCCAGATAACTGCCAAAATTTTCTTTATTGTTAGTTAAATACGTTTTAACTATCTCTAAAAAGTTATCATCGAAATTGATGGTAATTTGAATTTCGTCGGTTGCGTAATTGTACGCATTTGGACTCCACACGCTCTCAAACTCCAAATTAAAAGTACATTCTTTGTTTGATTTTAATATGCTTGTTAGAGCATCCTGTACTTTTTCAGTAGCAAGTTTGCCAAAGTCTTTTTTAAACTCTTCGGAGTTGTAATCAATGTAAGTGAAATCAGTGTCGTGTTCTTCGTTGTACATATCAATTGCAGACTCTAACATATAGTCGGTTGCAAAAAGACCGTTGTAAAAACCAGTAAAAATAGGTAAGTAAGATTTTTGTTTGTGTAACATAATAAATTTAAATTTGTGTCCGTTGTGGACTGTTAAACATTAATTGAGATTTGTTCGTTATCTCATTTTCACGGTGCAAAGATACGGCGACTTTTTAAACCACGCAAGTAAAAAACAAATTTTAACAAAAACTTTAACATTTGTAAAAACATAAACAACTGAAAAATAACTAATTAGCTAAAACGTTTTAACATTTGCAAAAACGTATAAAAATGAAAAACGCGGGCGGTGCTGTTACCTGCAAGCTAATAGAATGTAAGTAATAATGTATATACAAAGACTATAATAATACCTATATATAAAGATAAAGATAACGAGTAAGTAAGTATATAAAGATAGAGTATAAATCATTCTACAATATAAATATAATAAAATAACAGTATAAAATTGCATAAATACCCCAAATTTGTAGCATACCACGCCGAGCCGCCCGATTATACCTAAAACGTATAAAACACGCTAAAAACGGCTAAAAACAAGTAAAAATCAAAGATAGGTATTAGGTAGGTGCTGCAAGGGCGCAAATGTAGGTATTAGATAGGTAGTTATTGAATAGCGTGCAAAATTGTGTCCCCGATTGGCTAACCTGCTGAATATCAATACATTGGCAAGGATTAGTGAAAAAGAATCGCGGGCGGTGCTGTTGCCCCCTCATCTACTGACTACAATAAACACTATATACATATACTATCATAATATATCAATACACTATTAAAGACTATATAAATACTATAAAAATATGCACCCCTCTTCAGATTATAACGGGCGGTGCGTATCCCTTACCAATTTATATATATTTTAAAGTTAGTGTTTTTAACTATGTTAGGTGCACCCAACCCCTAACGCACACATAATCAGACCTTTACAAACGCAACAACCCTCACCATTTCGCTCCCCGAAGCAACCCGATAAAAGAATATTTTTCTATGTTTATCCGATTTGTTAGGAAAAAAAACTATGTTGATAAAAAAAATCCCGCCCTTAGACAAAATCGTTTCTACAAAAACGCCGATTTGTAGTATATTTTTCTGTTTGCCCCGATTTATCCTTAAATTACACCTATTTGCCCTATATTTGTGCCGTCCTATACCTACCGCTACCTATTACGCACCTACTTTATACCTTGTACCTATTTTATAGCTACCTATATAGTATCTATCATTAAGTACTTGTATATAGTAATAGTATATATAAAAGAAAAACGCCCTCAGATTATTGAGAGCGTTAAATGTAATTAGTTTATTCTTTGTAGGGGTCAATTAGGTAGGACGGCAAACTTTTTTGCACCCCTTGCGGCATCTTATTGTATCCCTTGCGCACCCTATTGCGGTGCAACCTTGCGGCGTATTATTTGCCGCCTTTGCTGTCATTCTTACTTTGACTTTCATAGTCAGCGCGTAATCTAACATAGATAACAAAGTGCCTAACTATTAATATAAAGAATGTACATATTGCGTATATAAGTAGGCAACCGCCTATCTCATTATCTATATACTTACCTGCAAGGTATGCAAGTATTAAACTTATAACGCCGTGCAATAATAATGTTTTAGTGCGTGGGAAGATTTTGTTTATATCTTTCATACTTGTTTGCATACTATTATCTATTTAGCGTTATCAATAAGTTCGTCAATCTGAAAGGGGTCTAAAAAAGTAGTTAGTATATAGCAACTATCTAATTCAGTACCCTTGCGCCCCGCTTGTACTTTAATACGTGCTTCTAATACTTTTTTTTGTGCCTTTGTCAATGAGTTGTACTCAGATTTTGCAACCGCAAAGCGTGGATGTCCTAGACTGTTACAGTCAATTCTTGTGTAATACATAATAAATAAAATTTGTGCCTATCTGGCGTTAAACATTAAATAATTGAGATAACTACTATCTCATTTTCACGCTGCAAATATACGACGACTTTTTACAAATACCAAACAAAAACACAAGTTTAACAAAACTTTAACATATAGCAAAAACATAACTAATTAAAAATAAATATGTTAGCGATTATTTAATAAAATAGCATCGCATAAATGTAGCAAATAAATTAGTACTTATCCCTATAAACAAATAGCAAGTACCTAATATTATAGCAAGTATATAGTTAGTTAGTAGTAAGTATATAGACAAATAGAATACTATAAAAATAAATAAAATAAGTCAGTACCTACATAATTGCAAAGAGTAATAAGATAAGCAACTATTTGCAAGGTAGGGGGGTAGGGGCGAAAAAGTTAGAGAGGGGCGGGGGAGAGAGATAGGGTGGGTGCGCGCTCGCGATACTCAAAGTAATTTTGTTCTACACTCTCGATACTCATTGTAATTTTATTCTGTACTCGTAATACTCAAAGTAATTTTAGCAATCTATATACACTTGTAGTAATTTATGTATTAGCACACTGTAAGACTTAGCAAGTATATAAGAAGTAGCATAGTCTTTATGTTAGTACACTCTATATGTTTTTCTATTCCCGCCCTGCATTCCTACAACTACATATTGACTTCTTATATAGGGGAGGAGGGGTATAGGATAAAAAATAGTATATAGGGAGGGGTAGATGTATATAAAAAAGGAAAAGAGAGTAGCCTATGTCATACTACCCTCTCTTCACATTGGAAAAAATAAATATAATATATGGAAAAAATCTTGTCAACATTCTATTAGTCAGGATACGGAGGGAGGGAACAGCACCTGCCGCGAAATGGTTGGTAAGCTCGCTCGCAAGCTGAACCCTTCACATACCCTTTACAATAAAAAATTAAATATATGAAACAATAATTTTTTAGCAATAAAAATAGTCCCTTCTATCGTTACATAATAAAAACAACAAAATATATGTCCTATCGGATAAAAATAGTCTTGCAAAAAATTTTAAAAAAAATGAACAAACTTTTATAAAGAGGGAAATTAAAAACTTGTGCGCCTTATCCCTACACGATGTAGGAGCGGCTAAGTTTACAATCACCCTTAATAAAAGGGACTTTGTTGCAGGTAGAAGATTTGAACTCCTTTAACCCCATCCCTGAGGACGTCTTACCTGATAAACGAACCTGCAAGTATACATTCTGCTAACGTTACGCGTCATACGCCAACAGAATCCATCGCGATTTTGTGGTGAGGGAGGATTCGAACCCCCATTCCCGCACTACGGTTTCCTAACCTCTTAGAAGACTTCACCAACAATCTTAAAAGATTGTAATCTCTGCACCTATTACGTAATTCGATACAGAAACCCCTTGAAATTTCGGAAGGCGTGCAGGACTCGAACCTGCATATACGCGATACATCCCTTCGCAATTCTTACCAATTAGATGAACGCCTTCTTGCAAATAAATAAACATTAAAAAACATCGGTCTGTTTATAACTTCAGACTAAGTTGCGGAGGCGGGATTCGAACCCACGACCTTCAGGTTATGAGCCTGACGAGCTGACCTCTGCTCTACTCCGCTGTTTGTTATTTGTGGTAGCCGTAGGATTCGAACCTACGAACCTTAAAAGGAACTGTTTTACAGACAGCCTGCTTTAACCCCTTGCATAGACTACCATTTTTAGCTCAGGTCGTAGGACTTACACCTACATCACCCTCACACTAAGAGGGTAGTGTTATCTAATTACAACAGACCTGATAAAATAAGGAGTTCTTACTATCCACAAGTGGTATTTCAACTTGTATACGTAGCTTAGACACTCCAGTCCTAAAGCTGTGTTCCAAACTTTAGCGGCTTTGAAAGCTGTGTTCGACTCGAACGAACCTACATCCTTGAATGTGTTTTAACCAATCTATTATTCTTACGGGAATAACAAATCATAAACTAACAGCCTTCTTTCGTTAAATAAAAATTTAGACAAAAAATGATGTATGCCAATCACATCTTAGGACGCCGTGCAGGACTCGAACCTGCGTCTCCCCGCTTCTTGACGAGGCGGTCTTCTGCCAAACTGAAATAACGACGTGCCAGTTTACCATAACTTCTATTTCACAATAATGTTTTATTTTTCGTGGAGGTGGGTGGAATCGAACCACCGACGCCAAGCTCTTCAGGCTTGCGCTCTGCCAACTGAGCTACACCTCCTCCTTTTTAAACTTCCTTTTCTATGTACTTACTTGTAGTCAGGACAGGATTCGAACCTGCAATAACACTTCCTTCACCAATTGATTACGTAAAACAAAATGTCTGAAGAGCCTTTCTCGCGAAATACGACTCGACGGGTCTTCCTCTTCCCCTACCTAACTAATGCGAGAAGTGTAGGGTTTGAACCTACGACCTAATGGTTAACAGCCATTTGCTATACCGACTGAGCTAACTTCTCAATGCTATATGAACAACATTCTTAAATGATATAAACGTCATCATCAAGTTTACAACGCACTTTTTTAAGTTCTTCAGACAATTTTGAAACAAGTGCAGTTAATTCATTCATTTTAGATTCCATTTCTTCTTTTTGCCTAAAAAGCGAATCAATCAATATATCTACTTTGTTTTCAATTTCAACATTTTGCTCTGAAATATAAATAAAAGATTCTTGAATAGTCATAGTTTTATTAATCGAACCAAATTTTCCCATAATATTTTCAATTTATAATTTTATATTTGTTGCGCAGACAAAAGGGTTTGAACCTCTACCGATGGTTTTGGAGACCATAATTCTACCAATTAAACTATATCTGCAAAACTATGTCGAGGAAGCAAGACTCGAACTTGCGACTTCCTGAATCCAAATCAGGTAGGGTAAACCAACTCCCTCATTCCTCGAAGTAACACACCCTATCTCCCGACGGAGTGTGTCCAAGTTTTAACAATTAAATAAACTTATTATTAATATACAAGAAAAATTCGCAAACGAAGGAGGAATTGAACCTCCCACATCTTATTTCGGTGTTAATCTAAAAAAAATCCTATAAATCTAAAAACCAAAACCAAAAATACGATGACCTCAATAAAATGTTGTTGCCTAACTTCGTTTACTCTCTACCTTATTTCCCAACAAAATAGAGAATTAGTATTTAAAAAATTCAGAAAGAGAGCAGAGTGGGATTCGAACCCACGCGTCCTTCGAAAAGAACCCGATTTGCAGTCGGGCGCGTTCGACCAAGCTCCGCCATCTGCTCCTTTCGCTGAGACTTTTACATCTCAGCAAAGTATATAAAAATTTAAATATAATGAACAGTGAAAAATGATTTAATCTAATTTCTTTCCTAAATTCGTTTTCCTCATTTTCACGCTGCAAATATACGACGACTTTTTGAAACTACCAAATTTTTTCGCAACTTTTTTCAATAAATTTTTAATATTTTTCTCAACTTATTGAAAATCAGTTATATCTAAACTAAGAAATTTCAAACGTCTGTTTCTTATTCTCGCTTTGTAGCAGGTTTATTAGCGTAAAATTGATGTGAAAAAGCTCTTCATCTACATCACAATGTCTGTTCAACACCTCCAAAAGCATACTTCTTAAAGGAAGTTCTTCCGAGCTAACGCCCACATTATCTCTAACGTGTGCCACTACAGCTTGATAAAACTCTTCATTTATCTTAGTGTTTACTTTGTTTAAGATTTGACTTTTGTTGTGGCACTTCTTAACATTGTCTTTCGCGTCACCTTTTAAAACCTTTGTTGCAAGAGTGTGTAATGCACCTGCCTTATTGACTAATACCATTTCTCCTGTTAGAGGAGACACCTGTTTGAAACGTGAGTAGAAATACAGCTGATTAAAGTCGCTATCTGCAGAAATACAAACTACCCTATCAAACCTTTTGTCTCTTGCATACGCAGAAATTATATCATCAGCTTCAAAACCTTCCCTTGTTACAAAGTATTCCTTACCTTCAAGCTCTTTTTTTAGATTTCCAAATGCCTTCACGAACGTTTCGTCACTAATGGTCTTTCTGTTCTCTTTGTATTCAGGGTAGATTTCCTTTCTCCAATACGTTGCTTTTCTACTATCTGCAATTACTCGGAAGTTTGAAGTGTTCAATTTTGGAAACCATTGTTTTATGTATTCTTCCAATCCTTCCAAATGTAACTTTCTATGTTTGTGTAGCACAAAAGAAATGTTACTAAGGTCAAATAATATGACGGAGCGCGGGTCATTCGCAACCTCGACATCCTTACCTTGCAATGCCATACACTGAGTTCGAATAATATCCTTAGTTTGTTTGTCTAAGTTGCTCCAACCATCTATGTTTTTCATCAGCCACACTCTGTATTGTTCTGGAACTTCGGACAATTTCTTACCTTTGTGTATACCGAATGTAAGTCGGAAGTCTTTCAAGTCTTCTTTTTTAAGAGCAATCACCCTATCAAGCTCTTCCATTGTCATTTCAGCTCCCATTGGAACTCCTGTTAGCAGGTGAGTGTTGTTGAAAACTCCCCATCCGTAATCTTCTTTGTTTATAACTCTAAGTTCTTCTATCTTTCCGAAGCGTTTTACGTTGTTACAAAAGTCTATTATCAAACACTCTTTAAGGTTTGGGTAAATAGGGTTTCTAACACCTCTACCGAAGATTTGATACAGTAAAGCAAGCGAGTTTGTAGGTCTTGCCATTATAACTGTCTGTAAATCAGGCTTATCGAAACCAGTAGTAAGCACGGATTGGTTGGTAACGACCTTAATTTTGTTGTTTTTAAAGTCTTCGATAATGCGTTCGCGCTCAGCCTTTCGAGTAGAACCCTCCACACAAGCAGCTTGATGTCCCAATCTCTCGGCAAGGATTTTGGCGTTTTCAACACTATCCATAAAAACAAGTGCATTCCTACCTTCTTCAATGAGTTTCACACAACGTTTGTAAACATTTTCGTTAACTCCTTGTTCAATTATGGCTTTTTGTATAGATTGTTCGGTGTATTCCGCACCTGTAGAGTTTAATTTTAGCAAACTTGAATCAAAATCATATTCTTCGTAATTTAATTTTGCCCAAAACTTGTCTCTTACAAGTTCTTGTATCTGCGTTACGTGAATAATACTCTTAAAAACCTTTGGTGAGCTACTACAAAGCATATTTAACTGCGTCCAATTGTTTCGAAAGGAATCTCCGTACGTTTTTAATCTAAAAGGAGTTGCTGTAAAACCTAAAATATGTGTAGGTTTCAAATCATCTATAAAATTTCGGAACATTGAACCTTTTTCAGGAGGGTAAGAGGCGTGGCATTCGTCCACAAGTAGGATTTTCACTCCTTTTTGACGAAAATCCTTACCTAAATCTTTTACAGAGCCTATTGTGGCAAAGGTAACGTGTCCTATTTCTTTTTTACCTGCAGATGCAGAGTATACAGAGGCGAAATTTCCGTAAGATTCGTACTTTTCAAGGTTTTGTTTGAGCAACTCTACAGAAGGTTGCAACACAATAACTGAAGAAGAGCAGGCGTTCGCCACAGCACCTATTAGAATTGACTTTCCGTACCCAGTTGGGGCGACTACAACCGAAGGTTCAGGTTTATCTTCCGCTAAAAATTTGAGACAAGCCTCAAGTGCTTGCTTTTGATTGTCCCTCAGTGTATATGTAACATTGTTTCTTTTCATTTTATGTGTTTAGGGGGCAAAGTTACAAATAATTTTAAAATCTCACAAGTTTTTTAAACAAAAAAAATGTCACTCTTTTCAAAGTGACATTTAAACAAATAAAAATGAGCAATATAATCAGTTATTCCATCAAAACTGCTAATTTTAAAAACCGCTTTCCAATAATCGTAAGCCGTATTTTTTACTATACATAGATTTTACAGCTCTGTAATACAATTTGTATTTTTTACCTCCCGCTATTTTGTAAAAGACATCTCTTTTTATACCTTTGGTTATCGCCCTATCCATAGTCCACCACACCTCATTGAGTCCGCTTCGGAAAACATCGGTAAAGAGACTTATGTTGTAAAAGTAACCATTCGTTTCGTGCATAATTTTATTCTCTTTCATTGTTTTATAGTCAAGAAGTCTTACTTTCTTAGGGGTCACCCATACCGCAAGGTATCCCAAGCCTTCGAGGACAACACCTCCGTTGCGATTAACAAGTTCGTCTCTCACAACTTCGAATATCTTATTGACTATAACTCGTTTGTCTTTACGAAATTGTCTGTTTTTATAACCTGCTTTGCATTTGGTTTCTAAGAATTGATAGAAGTTGGCGTCACAAAGAAGAGAAGGTTTAACCATTTTGTACAAATCTGTCTTACTCTCATCGATTTCAGCTTTATTATAGATTTCGTACAACTGACTTCTTATCTCTTCGGAGAAAGCTATATCCTCTTCGCTCCACTTCTGTCTTGTGAGGCGACCCATTCTTCTATCTCGTACTAAATTACTTACCGTATAACGTTTCAAAATTGTTGAATTTTAATTTGTTTATTGTTGAGTTTGTGTTTTTTGATTTTCATCCATATTAGGATTTTCATCTACAGGAACAGCTTTATAGAAAGAAGCTATCTCTTTAAGTGTTTCTTGGACTACTATCTCTAACAATTTGTCAGGGCAGTTAAACTCATACTCCCACCCTTCTTTACAGCTATCACAATCTTTCTCTTTACAACCGCTTGCATCATCAACTTCGTCTAACGATACGGGTAGCAGCACTATATTGACTAATTCCACTTCACTATCAGGTAAATACAAGTATCCGTCGTGAATGTAATAGTTTGTAGGTTTTATAAGCGAAGCAAATTGTCTGTTCTTCTGCAGTGCATACTTTTGCGTAGTTGTTGGCGTAAATTCTATCTCACCACCTACAGAAGTTACACTTACAATAGACGCTCCAAAACGTGTGAAGATTGTTTCAGGTAGTTTCTTAACCGACTTCATTAAATTAGAACATCTCCTAAACTCCACTATATCACACTTTACAACATCATCTCGTTTCAATTGAAAACATTTTATTGTTTTGTAAAGGTTTTCTTCTCTGTACAAAGACCTATCGTGTAACTTCTGTGCAATGTAAAACTTAGCTTTATCTTTTGCAGTTCTTAAAATAAAACGTCGTGAAATATGTTGGTCTTTATTGAGCGCGCGTAGATTATTTACCACCCTGCTCACTAACTCTTTGTTTGTCATAATATGTCTTATTTATATAAGACAAAGATACGAAATTTTATAGTAAAAACCAAGAATGTAAGTTAAGATTTAGTGTTGTCACGAACAGCTGAATTGTACACTATAGTTGCAATAGAAAGTATCGTATAGATTAAAATTGACGCTATTGATAAAGCAAACATTTCACTTTCGTTATTGTTTATATAAACCTTAGATAAGTACAATGAAGATACTACCATATTTACTACACACATAACGCAACAACCTGTAAATAATGATTTTAGAACAAATCTTTCTCGCTTTCCCATATTACGCACTTTCAGTATTCATAGAGGCAAATCGTTCTTTACTCGCTGTAGATACAGATTGGAAAACGCCTTGCCACATTTTCATATAAAAATCATACTGACTTCTTATAGCGTCAGAAAGTTCTACAATCTTCTGCACTTCGGTCTTAAAGGATAAATAGCGAGCGTCAATCTCCACCAACTTATCCGCCTGCGCAACAGAGGTTGCCTTACCATTCTCGTCTTTACGAGTTTCTGTAATCTCTTTAAGAATGGAAGTTCTCAATTTCTTTTTAAGGTAATCCTCTAAGCGACTTGCCTCAAAAGTGAACTCGTTACGGCAGGTCATTAAAAACTCCAAACGAACCGTCATTTCTTTTTTAATCAAATCGTATTGGGCAAGGTCTCCAATGTCTGCAATCTTACCATACTGTGTGATAAGATACTGAAGCTCTTTAATTACCTGATGTACTTGAGATACTTTCTCTTCGGTTATGTAGACCTCAACATCTTCAACTGCAAGACCCCCAACCTTTCTTGACAATTCTCTAAGTTTTGTCACCTTTTCGACTTCACCTTTCGCTTCAGCTTTACCTTCAGCTTGCTCAATTAGTAACTTGAGCCACTTTACATTTTCTTCTGTGAATGTAATCATTTCTTATTTTGTTTATTTATTTTTACATACCTACAAAAATGGGTATGTAAATCAGTTTACGTTTTGCAAAATTACAAACTTTCTAAATTATATGCAAGAAAAAGGTCGGAAAAATGTTAAATAATTCCGACCTTTTTGTCGCAAAAACTTTATTAATTTGCGACAAAATCTTGGTCAAACAAAGATAATTGTCGCTTGCTCACCTCCATCTCATTTATCAACTTTCTTGCCGCAGAGCAATAGTAGTTGAAGTTGATAGGGTAACTATTTATGGGTTTATCGGGATTGTACGTATTAAGTAATTCAACACCACAATCTTTATGCAGGTGATTAGGTTTCATAACACCTTTCTCGTACTTAATTAAATACTTACCGACTTCAGCAAAGAAATATCTGTTGATGTTTTGAACATCTTCATTACCCCACCTCACAAACCAAGACTTGGCTACTTTCTTAGATAAACAATAGTCAAATACAGATAATCTGTACTTTTCAGGATTTCGGATAAACTCTGCAACGTCTATTCCTTTTAAGAAATATGCTTCCAAAGCCTTCGGTATTACTTGCATATTACTACTATCTCCGAGTGGAATATCGTCTCCATAACGGAACACAGCACCTTTTCTCTTCACCTTACTAAAACCTGTTTTATGTGAAACTAAGTTGCAATTGTCGTCCAACATAAATTCTTCCTCAATAAGAGAAAGGTATGAGTTTGTGTTTGAAAATATCATCTTTTTGTTTATTGTAAATTCCCAAGTTACTTTAAACTCCTTCTCAATAGATTTCGCTATTCTGTAATACTCAGGTAACAAATCTCTTCTTATTTTACAAGTCGTACCATCTGTATTAGTAAAAAATACTGAACAGCCGTCAAGCTCGGAAAGCTCTTCAATGAAACGAAGTTGTATAAGCTGCCCTGTTACACGTAAAGCTAAAATCTCTTCAGGAGAGTAAAGCCAAGAAGTAGCGCAGTCTGCTAGTCCACTAAACGTTTTGTTAACGTGAAAGCTCTTTATCCTTCACCTCTGCGTTTTCTATTTTATGAGTTATTTACGCAGTCCAGACTATATCTTCACCCCGAAGGGTGTCGGGTACTCGTGCGAGAAATTATTGTTAGGCTCATTCTCGTAGTCGTTGAACCTTCCAAACTCCTTTATCCTAAGTTTGGCTCGGCTGCTGATTGTCTTCTCCAAGATTTTCCAGCAATTCTCCCGATTTTCAATAGCTGATTTCTCAACTATGCAGCATTTAATTCACTGTTAAGGACTAATTTTAAAAACTTGTCTTTCTTCTTGTTACCTGTATGTTTGGCTTCAATTCGGTCTTCTTTAATTTCCAAATACTTGTCCAAAACAATTTTAAGGTCTCCGCGTAGAAATCCGTATTCAATAAATAGTGTCGGATAAAGAGAAGCAATATCAGCATCTACAATCACGTAATCCTTATCGCTTTCCCAAATTTGATTATCGTTTACAGAATGAATACCTCCTACTGAAGGTACTATTCTAAAACTTGTGGTTTTGTGAATGAAAGGAATACCGCTATCCTTTTCTTTTTTCTTCTTATCCTCCTTTTTCTCAAAAGGATTTACAATCTTGTTACAGAAATCGTCATAAATCTTCTTGAAAAAAGGAGTTTTGAAATTAACTTTCGGAATATAATCTCCAACTCTAAAAGAAGTAGGTGTGTATCTTCGGTTGTGAACATCTTTCTTGTACTGCCAATATGGTTTCCCACAATTCTCATCGTAGGTCTTCCTACAATAGTCTTCTAATAGATACTCTGAAGCAATCTTAGGAGCGTCCATACTCCAACAAGTTATTTTATACTCTTTGAGAAGATATTGTCTTAGTTCCACATCTCCTCGCATTTTTTGATACAACAAAGACAAAACACCTAAGTCATTTCTCATATTGTATCGTATAAGATGTTCTACTTCTTCTTCGTTTTGAAACACGTGGTCAGGAGAGAATGGTAACTCTTGAATTTCGTCGTAGTTCATTTGTACGGCAAGAGCTTTCAAACTTATGTGCTTACTTATACGCAACCCTCTCGACCAATAGCAGAACAAATCTATTGAAGTCCAACCTGTTTTAAACCATTTGTATTCTTTATAACTTTCGTAGTCTTCCCTCACTATCTTATCAGACATTTGTTTTATCCAAAAAGTTAGATTGGAGACGGAGGTGGAAGCAAATTCTTCATAATATTGTTTCATAAAGTACTTTAAAACCACCTCATCATAATGAAGTCCGTTGAAAGTTACCAAAAAACCATTATAGTTAGTGAGCCATTCGTAAAGTTCTTTTCGTTGGTCTTTTCTTGGTGATATTTCAAATGTGTAATCTCGTTTAGTTCTATAATCTCTACAACCCACGAAAAACAAATTTCTATACACCTCAATGTCAAGAACATAAAAATCTTTTGGTTTCTTCTCCGCCATACTAATCCACGCCTCCGTCACGTATCATTTCAAAAAGAACAATTTCAAGTTTCTCTAAATGACCTTTACGTACAAGTTTAGATAACCCGCTTTCATCCTCTTTAATCTCTTTTATACTATCAACACTAATTCCGTATTTGGAGTATAAATCTTTAAAGACTTTGTTCCAAATTTCTTCAGGTTCACCACCTATTAACCTTCGATACTTTTGAACCATTTCCTTGATAGCTAATATTCGTGACTTTTCAGAAGTTTTCTCTTCAGGTGAAGTGAACAATTCAAGTTGTTGTTTGATTTTGAGTACAACGTCTTTGAGTTCTCCCACCTCTCGTTTTAAATCTTGAATTTCATTCTCTTGTTCTTGTAACTTCTGTTCAAATAGTGAAATTGTTTGACCTTGTTTGACAACAATCTTTCCTTCATTTCCGAAATTTTTATCAAAAGACTTTAACTTTAACGTCCTTTTGCCTACCCAATCTTCAAAACCTTTGGTAACTTCACAATCTTTATGAAGAACCAAAGAGAGAAGACCGTCTATGTTTATAAACCAAGTATCTTCCGCAGATTTAGAAAAATTCGGTATAATACGTTTAAATCTATCTTTAGTGTTTACACACTTGATTACAGCTTCATAAGGGTGTTTATAACCCAAAATCAACGCAGTCTCCTTACCATTAAACATAGGTACTCCTTCATCTAAGAAAAGATGAAAATCCCCATACATAGGAATTTTTAACAATATACATTCAACATTCATAATCTTAAATTATTTAATAGTTCTACCTTCTTCTATAAAAGTGCGTAACTGCAAGAAACCTTTAAAAGCCTTATTCCAACCTTTAGATTTATCCTCTGGAACAAAATTTCCATCAAAATAATCTTCAGAGAATTTATAAATAGCTTTACCTCTAAGATTGGTCTCCCATTCTCTTTTTGTCATACACCTACCTGCGTGTTCAAAGATACTATCGTGTCTTTCTTTTTTACATCTCTCAAATATGTTACGAGCGGTTTCTAAGGAGATGTTTTGACTATCCCCTATTTTCGTGTAGCTTGTTCTAGCAATCATTGCGCAAGAAAGAACAATCTTATCCATTAACGACATTTCAGGAGTAAAACAAGGTTCATTGCTAAAAGGTATATGCCATTCACCTGATTCTAATTCGGTAGGTTCAGATTCATTTAAAGCATCATACATTTTCTCTGCTAAGTCCATAAAATGTATTTCAGCTTGTCCTGAATTACATTGTAACCACTCCAAATCTGTCATATCTTTTAAGTGAGAATGTAATTCTATTGCTTCCTTTTTTGACGTGAATTTTAAACCTTCTATGCTGTAAATTGGACATCTTAAACGAAATAGATTTTCAAATGCTTCTCTACTACCTGTTACAATTTGTGTGACCCACATAAAAGGTTCAAGTAATCGATTACAAAGCTGTTTTGACATCGAAGAATTTTCAAAATAAACGTCCTTTGTATGTATAGGGACACCATTTTCATCATTTGTGTAATAAGATGCTGATATTTCTTCATTACTTAAATCTACTGCTAATTTTACAGCAGAATTTATCGCATTTGACCATTTTTCTTTTTTTTTCTCTATAACATAGGGGTCTGTAATGTATTGGTTACCTTGCATACCTTTGTGTTGACACTGAAAGGCTAAAGGGATAAAAGGTTCGTTTTTAACAACTTCCACCATTTTCTCAAAAGGTATAGCGCGGGAGTTGTGTACCACAATGCCGTTAGCTAAGAAGTTGTGATACTTACCATCTACTTCAATATCGCAGGTCTCTCTTTCTCCTACATAGCTGATACCTGAAATTTTTCGATACAAAAAAGGATTTCTTATTCTACCATCTCTAAGTTCAGAAATATAAGGTTCAAAAAAGGTTATTCTTTCTTCTCCTTTTTTAGCAATTTTTGGATTCATTATTTCAAAACTTGTCATAGAAATACTATACAAATTTTGACTTAGTAAAGATAAATCACCAAAGATTCTATTATCTTTAAATTCTATATTGAAATCTTTCAGTGTAATCCATTTCATCCTTCCTTCTTTATTGGAATCTGTTAAGAGTCTATGTTCGTCCGTACATTCTAAATACAAACCTTTTCCAAAATGAATACGATATACTTTCTTAACGCCTGATTTGAAAACTTTAGAAATCTTCTGTTTTATAAAACTTTCTTCGTACTTTTTACCTGTTCTGTACTCCTTGTCTCGCATATTAAAACTGACGATTTCAGGTAGTTCTAAACCTTTTTCCTGTAATTCAAAAAGCATCTTTATTTGCACAAGGTCATATTTTTGTTTGTCTTTATAAAACACGTCGATGAAAGTGTTCTCCTCTAAACAACTCGAAGTGTTCTTCATAATCAGCTTGTGCGTGTTAAATTCCGCTAAGATGATACGTGGGTAAGTTAATTTGTACGTAATTAACTCCCCACCATTCTCACCTTTTGAATGATTTATGATTTCTGCGCTTATTTTATTCTCCATAATCTACTTTTTACTATCGTAATAATTGTTCATAAATTTTGCTGAAAACGTACCTTCCAAGTTACGAATTACAACACCTTCCATATTTTTGTTTTTGTCGAAAATCTCTTCACAATGTTTTACAAGCTCTTCTTTACTTTTGAACTCTTCGTTGAATAACTCAGGACAAGTTGGTAGTTGGAATAAGAATACTATTTCCTTAAATCCGTTGTAACCAAGACGTTTGGTCACTCCGTTTTCAATCTTATCCACTCCAAAGAATTTAATGTTAGGTTCTTCTTTCGCAGTAGCATTCAAAGAGTTACCACTACCTTTAAACACTTTTCCGTTAGCTTCACCTCTCAATACAATGTCGTGAATATCATTTTCAACAAGTAAATCTTGGTACTTTTTACCTACTTGAATAAAAGAGTTCTCATTTTCTGTTTCAGAATAAATGTTCAAATCAGGATTTCTTCTAAATAACCACTCTAAGAATGTACGTTTTCTTCTTCCAACTACTCTACGAACTCTCGTGTTTATAGATTGTTTTCGAGAACAAATGTACTTACTTGAAATAGAAATAGAGCTTCCATCTATTTTCTGAGTACCGACAAGTGTGATAGGAAAACTCAACTCTCCCCACTTGTTATGGATATTCTCCTCGTCAGTCTTGTACCAACCTTCAGGAAATGGTCTTGTACCACTTGCAAATTTACCTCCTTCTGTTCTTGAAATTTCAGGCTCTTCATATTTGTAAATACCTAAAACGTTCTTCTCACAAATAGCTTCAGAAACACTTGCGTAAGACTTGTAATCTTTCACATTTTCCAAAATGTAACGAACTACTTCCTCAAAAGGTAATAGAATACCATTAGAATAAACCTTACCTCCATTAGGTACTTTACTCAAATTGAAAGATTTGGCGCGAATACGTCGCGGTTTACCTCCAACTTTACCTAACAACGACTTACTTTCATCACCTTCAGGAGCTAAGAAAGAAGCAAATAGGCTTATTTCAGATAAGCAATAGTCAGGCTGTATATAAACAGCTTGGTCACCTTCTTTGTAAAGGTCTTTTTGAGCAACAAGCTCAAATCCATTCTCATTCAAAGTAACTAATTCTACTTTGTTTGCAAGCTCTTCCTTTTTGTACAAAGGGAACTTCTCTTTAATTGTAACAATTTGTACAGCGTTCATTTTATTATTTGTTTTTATTTATTAAATTTTTGTTTTACAAGTTTGTCAATAAATTCCACACCGCGTTGGAAAATCATCGTTTTTGTGGAAATAAATGTTATTGCACTATTAAAATCAGTCCATCGTATTTCAATAAGTTTGAAATAACCCTCGTCCATATAACGTTGATAAGGTCTGTTGTCTTCTGTTATAACATTTTGCTCACGGAGAAACTTTAATAAACTTTCTACGTTGAAACCTGTTACACTTAATCTATCTGCAACTTGTTTCATATCAAACAGATTGTCTGAACCTACAACCGCGTCATAAAAATCAACTTTATATAACATCTCTTTGTTTTCTTCTCGGAGTTTGGTGTTCTCCTTCTCAGCAAGTGTTAAGTCTCCAAGTACAGAGACGTAGTTTTGCATAAGTCTTATCGATGTGTTTTCCTCATAAGCGTTTTCTAAACATTCTATGTATGAAATAACTTGTTTTCTTACAAATCGAGTCTCAAACATTAAAACTTGTTTAGCTTGTTTGAATGAAAGAGGATACACTTCCATATCTTCTCCTTTTTTGTTTTTTACAAAAATAGGTGACATTTCACACTCGTCAATTTCCTCTTCAAACTCATATTCAATTAAACTGAATAATGAAGAGTGTTTCATTAGTTTACAAGAAGAACCTTTTTCTTGTTTCCTAAACAAATTAATCCGCTCAACTAACTCTAAAGAAGTAATATATTCTTTCTCACCAATTTGAAAGCTACTTATTAAATCTTCAGCATTTTCGGATTTTAATAAATCTTCGTTTCTATTTGTCATAAATATAATTTAATTAAATTTCGAAATTAAAAGGTTTGGACGGAGAGAAAATGATAAGATTATTATCTCTATCTCTAAACTGAAAATCCCCTTCGTCTATAACTTGAAATGCGAGTTCTTCCAAATCTTGAGAGTATGAGCCGTACCTTTCTCTACCATACTCGTCTACATATTTGTAGGATAAGTATATTGTTTTACAAGCAAGCGGATTGTAGTTCACTCTTGTGCGATACAATGTTCCCTTGAAATACAATCTAACATCAAAGTAAGAGTGTTCGATTTGTATATTCAAATTCTTAATTGCAACACGTGGCGGCTCATTGTAGCTGTTAATCTCGTCTATCAGGTGTAACAATACATCTACCGACACTGAACTCAATATGTTAAGAACCGACTTCAATTCTTCCTCATATTCCTTGTTTTCCAACAAATCTTCGATTATCTCATCGATAGTTTCTTTATCAAGACCTTCAAAGCGTCGCACATATCTAATTCTGCTTGGGCGAGACTTTAAAAACTCGTTAATTTCAAAATGATTTGTGGTGAAAAGAAACAATTTCTTACCACTAAACGTTCCGTCAAGTATGGATAGGAAGTGTTTTTGGTCTTCTTCCTCCTTATACACCTTTTCAAACTCATCAAAAAACAGAATCACATTGTCTCCCATTTTCTCCAAACAATCTGCAAACTTATCTCCTGAGAACGGAGCTGTTATACAAACTATTGGCATTTTAGATTGTTGTGCTATCATTTTAGCAACAAGAGATTTACCAGTACCTTTCAATCCAGTGAGCAACACACCTAAATTTCTATTCGACTTTTTAAATGTGTTTAAAACCCTATCACAGAATTGTTGTTCCTTACCATAAATCTTTTTAGGTAATGGAGGTGAAGACATCTCCGAAAGATAATATTCCTCACGACCTTTGTCATACAACATTAAAAAAGTCTTATTAGGTAATTTCTTTATTTCTTCTACATTTGAATAGAAGAAAATTTTATTGTCTTTTATTATCATCGTGTATTAACCTTCTTGTAAGTAACCAAATGTTTCCAACTTTCTATAGCCTGCCGAAATAAGATTGTCTATTTCTTTCTTTCGCTCTTCTTTAACTCTATCCTCTTCCGCTATTCTTTTCTTCGCAACCCTCTCTCTTTCTGCAAATTTTTCATTAATAACTTTATTTACAGCGTGATACCTTATTTTCAACATTTCGGATAAATGTTTTATAGTATTGTTACCGATAGAAATGTATAAACTCCAAATGTAATCTTTCTCTTCTTCTGTTATAGAGCCGTAAGTACGATAACCTTCTTGTCCAATTTCGTTATTCATTTTTGTATTATTTAAATAATTTCATAATCAACTTCACCCATCGTTACGATTAGTTGTCTGTGCAAATCATCTACAGAGTAACCTTTAACTTCCAATAGGAAATCAAGGACTAAACCGAGACCATACTCTGTCACTTTTAACTTCTCTTCATAGTGAATATCCCAATCTTGTAAGAAATCAAACTCAGTATCCACTATTTTCCAATAGTCTTTCTGCTCGTTATAAAATTTCTTCAAAAATGCGGTAAATTCTTCATAATTGTCTTCAACAAATGTTCTAATCCAATCGAAAATAATTTGTTGAAACTTATAATCAACCATCACTTTGTCATTAAAACGATTGTAATCAGGCGAATGCTCTATGCTTGAAAAGTCAGCTTCAAACTCTAAAGCGTCATTCTCCAAACCGAACCAATATTCAAGTTCATTTTCTACAAATTCTGTAGCTCTTTCAGCTACACGTTTTTCATAATTCAGTTTGTCGAAAGCAAAACGTTCCTTTGCAATAGGAGGTTCTAACCATCTATTGTGGTTTCGAATAACTTCTTCTTCAGGTAAAGAAAACTCTGTATTTCTAAACCCATTAAACACAGGTAAGTAACTCTTGATAGAGTAATCGTATTCAATTTCTTCTCTTTTCATTTTATCTATTTTGTTCTGTAATTAAACCTTCTATTAGAAACTTAGCTTCTTCTTCGGTGATTTCACCTCTTTTAAGCTGCCGCTTAACATCTCGAATTTCTTTCTCAGCAGTAAGTAACATAATAAAGTAATTGCTTACATAAAATCCATTCTCTTCGTGGTGTTTTAACACATTCTCAATATGTGAATCTTTCATTTCACAAAGTGGTGCGAAAACCATTTCTTTTAATCTCTCACCTTTCTTATTAAGAATAGAACCCCACAAGCAAACTTCTCGAGCGTCGGCAACTCCCATTAACACAAAAAGTCTTTCATCTTCTGTATTGTAGAACTCACTTGAAGGTATAATACTTTCATTTTCAAGAAGTTGTACAAATCTCCAATCGGAATTTTTAAGCCACACTTCTTTTAGTTCAGGTTTGGACTGCAAGCGCGCCCAAGCATCAACATAACCGTCTTTCACCAAAAACTTCAAAACTCTTTCTGTATTATACATAAACCTATCCCATAAAATAGGTATTCTTGCTTTAACTCTCATTTACTATTCAATTTTAAATTCGCGGCAAAGTTACAAATAATCATTGTATCTACCAAACTTTTTGCAACAAAAATTTTTATATAGTTTGTTTTTATGTTATTTTTTCGTATCTTTGTACCTTAAAATTCAACGTAAAGATATGAGTTGTACTTTTGTTTATAAGAATAACGGAGATAAAAAAACAGCTGTTTCGGCTAAGATAGAAAACCCTCTTGTGCAAGGCGTGGTTTCTAACTCTATCACTTTCGATAAAATTGTTAGAAATCCATTCTTGGAAAACAAAAAAGCAGTAGAAGGTTTTCTAAATATTTACTCCAAAAAGTTTGAAAAAAGTTTCGGGAAATGGAATAGTTCCGAAAGTGTGGATAGAATTAACACAGAAGGTCTTGATAATAAGCAGGTTATAGCAGCTGTTCAACTTGCTAACGATATGCAAAATCCAGTTGTTATGTACAAAGTTGACCGAAGTGAAGTTATTTCTACCAAAAAAGGATACGAAATACCTTCTGAACTTTCAGGAGATTTCATTTATACAACCAACAGAGAACTTGCTAACGCACATAAGCCTCTAACGAAAGAAGATGTTGTAGTTGTAGATTTAGGTGATAATGTGTTACAAGGAGAGTTTTTAAACTTGGAAGGTCAAAACAACTATGTGGCAGTATCAGGGCGCGAAGCTGTTACAGAACACAATGGCGAACCTAAACTATTCTTTAAAAACTCTCAAGGCGAGGTTTTCGATAGTTATAGTGAAGCAATTAAAAACACAAACAGAGGTAATATTGAAGTTGGTTTTATAGCTACTAAAGATGTTACTACAACTTCAGACGAGAGTGTATTTGAAAATTCCAACTCGGATTTTGTAGTTAAAAACAACAATTACAAACTGAACAATAGCGACGCCTTTTCAAGTATTGCTGAAATAGATAGTAATAGCGATTATACTTCCGTACAAGGTATTACTAATGACCTTATTAAAAAAGACCTCATTTCAGACCAAACCGTTTATGACAATGGGGTATTTAGACTTGAAGCAAAAGGTGCTACTTATCTCGCACAAACTTATAATGTTAATACTGCAAAACAAGTCGTTGAAGATAAAATAGGTTATTCTCCTGAAAATGTTGAAGTTATAGGTAATCGTTTTCTAACAATAGAAGATGCTCGACCTAACACTAAGGTTATGCGTGACAAAGATGGAAATAAAGTACGAGTTACTTCCGAAGAACTTTTAGAGGCTTATAAAAACGGAAAGTTAGACCCTAAATACGCAAACATAGAATCTATAGATGAGAATGTTGTATCTGCCGAAATGGAAAGACATAACTTTTACGAGATTAAAGACGAAGAAACTTCCGAACCTAATAAGACTGAAGACCAACTGAAAAGTCAGTTACATAAAATATTCGCTAAACTCGGAGTTTCCGTAACAACTCTTGAAGAATATGCCAAGAAATACAAAGCCAAGTACGGAACAGACCCTTCAATACACGCTCTCGCAGACATTGCTAATAAAGTTGTAGCCTTTGCTGAAGGTAGAGATACGCTTGAAAATATGACAGAGGAGGCGGCTCACTTTATTATAGAAGCATTCAGAGACCAAACGACCGTAGATAGACTTGCTTCCGAAGTACATACAACCGAAGAATGGTTACAAGAAAGTGATATGTATCGTGAGAAATACCGAGAACAAGCTAAAAACGAAGAAGAGCTTGACAAAATGGTTCGTAGGGAAATCTTAGGTAAGGTATTGCAAAACAAGATATTAGAACGAAATCGTAAAGCACAAGAAAACGAAGAGACTGAAGTTAGTGAGGAAAACAAGAGTATTTTTGATAAACTTTTAGAGTTATTTGATTCGTTTGTAAACAGAGTTCGTTCTTTCTTTAGTCCTGAAGTTCGTTCTGAGTTTGAAAACACACTGAATGACATTGCGGATAGCGTTATTCGCGGGAACATTAACGATATGTTAACGGCTGACAACATCGGTAAAGCAGACCAAAAAACATTTTTTAATACTAAAACATTTGTTGATTTGTTCACCGCTTACTTTGGTGGCTTACACTTTACTGCAAAAGGTGCTGAGAAAAGCAAACTTGAGTTTCAGTTAAATGTTCTACGACAAGCAGACGATAAAACTGCCATTTCAAACTTTTTAAGTTATATGGAGAACGAAATCGTTCGTTTGACCGTGAAAGCAGAAAGTATAAGAAACGGAAAAGAAAAGATAGGTGATTATGACATTTTATCTCTAACAAGCATTCTGCAAAACGGAAAATCTCTAATGGACGGACTTAAAGTAGCATTAGATAAGGAAAATCTATTAGGTAGTTCAAGTCCTGAATTTGTTAAAAAGGTTGAGAAGATTCAAAATATGATGAACAACCTAAATGGTATGCGTTCTTATATCTATAAAGCTAACCTTAAAAAACTAATTCAAGATATAATGGATAACCCTAATTATACTGATGAATTTAAGAAAAAAGCTGTTAAACTTCTTGAAAGTGAGTTGGAAAAAGTAGGTTGGTGGCGAAATTGGCTTGGGATTATGACCAATTCTAACAATGCGTTTTTACAACTAATGGGTAAAGTTGTCCACGATATGACAACAAGAACTAATACTAAAGTTGTTGAGCAAATAAAACCTATCATTCGTTTCTATGAGAAGCAACACTTTAACTCGAAAGAGATTGCAAGAATGTTTATGTCCCGTGATAGTGAAGATAATGTTGACGGCTACATAATTTCCAATGGAAAACACGCGGAATATGAAAAAGCTCTAACAAATCACATCTACAAAACATATAAAAAGCACATAGGTTCTGATTTAGGTGACACCTTCACTCTTGAAGATTTTGAGAAAAATGAGAAAAAGTGGCGAGTTAAAATAGATGAGATTTTGGAAGGTAAGGCTTCTTTGTACAATGAAATTGCGGACGAAATAGAAGATTTTCGTATTGAACACGAGGAAATGCCAATGCTCAAAGAGTTTTACTTACAACAACGTAGAGTTCGAAAAATATTAAACCTATCACCTACTACAACAAACTTTTTAGGTTCAATACGTTACCAACGTTGGGAAATTCTAAATAAATACAGAGATAAAAAGACAGGTAAGGTCAATATGCAAGATATATCTACAAGCGATAAGATAGCACTTGAGAATCTAAACAAAGAGAAACAACTCAGGAAAAGTGAAGTAAATGCTGTAGATGGTTCGGTAAAAATTGACAAAGATATGGATTTGTCAATAGAGCTTCAAAAATTGGATAAGTTCAACGCTATATCGTTCGCCAAAGATAAACAAACAGCAATCGATGAGTTTAACAATGAGTATGAGACAAATATTACTATTTCTGATATTAGCTCGTTTGACAGAAGTGTAGGACAAGCATTCATAGACTTTATTTCTGAAGTTGAACAAAATGAAGGCTCTGAAGCTGCCTTCAACACTCTTATGGCTAACGGAGGTTTTAGTTTTAACGATGCTTTCTGGAACAGTTTCGGAGACGGAAGCATTAAAGAATTACTCACCAATCTATTGAGTGATAACTCTCACAATATGCACGTTGAAATCAATCAAGTTCTCGCTAAAATGAATGAGAAATCTCAACTGCTTAGAATACACACTGATAAGTTCAATCCTTCCGAGATTAACGGAAGCGAGATGACTGAAGTACAACAAGAGCAAGTTAGAAAATTGGAAGAAGAGATTAGTGCTTTGACAGATATTATTTCGGCTAATGTGAAATCTTTCAGAGAAGCAAGGGAAGCACGTAGAACAAATTCAAACGATACCTTTGAAAGTACAACAAATGACGCTTACCGAAAAGCTCTCGAAGAAAATAAAATAGAACAAGGTTCAAATGCAGAGATGGATTTCATAAGAAAACATTTGACTATTAAGAACAAACACGCTTTTGAGAAGTTTGCCAAAGATTTAGTAAATGGAAATCTAACTCCGAGTATGATAAAGTTCCTGATGAAAACAAAAGGTATAGACCCTAAATTGTTTTCTGAAATGACTAAAAGCGATATTGAGAGTTATTTTAAAACTCAGATACTTGGAAGAATGAGTGCTGATGACTTAATAAAAACCCAAATTGCCTACGGGTATACCAAACTTTCAAGCTATTACAAGCGTTTAGCACCAAAAGGTTTTAGTGAACTGATGGAAAATATGCGAAACGGAACTACCTCCGTCACTTCAGTAATTGAACAATTACACAATCCTAATGTTCAAACACAAACAGGAACGGTTTTAGACTTTATGAAACTAAACACTGAACCATCTTGGATGGAAGATGTGAGTGGTAACACAATGAGCAATCCTAATTACAAAGGAGAGTTTAATGGCTTGCGACAATTTAAACACAGCAGTAAATTCTATAACAAAGACTTCTATACCAAAATGGGTATAAAAGATAGTGATATTAATGAGTTTGAAAGCAATATGTTAGGCTTTGACCCTAAAAAAGCTGCTCGTAAAGAGTTTGAATTGTGGCAAAAATTCATCACAATGAAGCGCGACGCGTTGGATATGTACGGAATGAAACACAGCTCGTTGTTCGTACTACCTCAATTTTCTAAAGGACACATTAACAAGTGGGAAAACATTCTTAAAAATCCAACAGAGGGTATAACTAACGCTCTTAAAGACCTAACAGAGGTGCGTGTTGATACACAGGAATATGGTGCAAAATCTGAGGACGGATTAGACTTGCAAGAAACAACAGGTGTTCGAACAATCCCTAAGTTCGGTCTTAACAAACTCGAAGAGAAATCCGATATTTCGGAAGAGTTGATTTACTCATACTCAGCATTACTCACTCACGCAATCAGTTATGAAACCAAACTTGAACACTTGGAAGAAGCTAACGCTATAGGTATAGCTTTGGAACACAAGGAAAAAGAACAAGGTTTAGACTTGAAATCTTCAGGAAGATGGGCGTGGCAACAAAGTATGGATAACTTTTTCTACGGAATTAGTGAAATGTACAAAGCGCAAGTTGATATTTTTGGAAGAAAAATCGATATTGGTAAGTTAGTTAGAGGTTATAACGGACTTGTTAGTAAGGTGAACTTGGCTTTCAACCCATTTGTGGCAGGAACTTCTTACACTACTGCGAAAGTAAATTTACATCTGTGGAAGAGTGACTACTTTGATAAAGAAAGTTATTATTGGTCTCAAAGTGAGTTTAGAAAGTTACTCCCTGCGTTCTTAATGGATACAGGTAAGCGTATGTCCACTTCAAGATTGGCAGTTCTCGCTGAGATAACAGGTTATGACGACCTTAATGAGCGACTTAAAAACGCAAGTTACAACAAGCTGTTACGATTGGCTGAACGCGCACCTCAAGCACTCAACGAAATGGCAAACATTCCAATTCGCTACAGCATATTACTTGCTACTCTTGACGATGTTCGCTTCTATAAAGGAAACTTTATACAAAGTAAAGTGTTCTTTTCGTTAGATGAGCATAACGGAAAGTCTAAAGAGCAAATACAGAATGAATGGAAAGCGTTACAAAAAGATAGTGTTTACAACATTATTGAGACGAAACCTGACGGTTCTTATGAGATACGGGACGATATGAAACAATATAAAGACGCTTTTGATAAAGCAATGTTGTATATTGCAGGTATGACACGTAAAGCAAACTCTGAAACGGACGGTGTACTTTCAAAGGCAGACTCTATCAATGTTAAACGTAACTTTGCTCTATCTGCAATTCTTATGCACAAAACGTTCTTGTCTTTGAATATTGATAAACGCTTTAAAAAGAGACACTTAAACTTTACAACAGGAAGAGAGGAAGTTGGTTCTTATTATAGATTTTGGGAAATGGCTAAAGAGGCTTACAACACAATGCCGAACAAATCCTTTAAAGACTTCATTTCCGAATATAAGAAAATTTGGAAAAACCTTTCAAGTGAAGAAAAAGCTCAAATCACTCAATTGTGGAAAGAGTGGGCAGTGTTAATAGCCTTACTAACCGCCTCCGCTCTCGTAGCAGGTTATGCAGATGACGATGATAACAAAGACATTTGGGCAATCCAAGCTGCTTCTTACATTCTGTTTAGAACTACAAGTGAGTTTTCTCAATCTCACCCTGTAACAGGTTGGAAACAAATACAAGAAACTATTCAAGAACCATTTGTATCCGCAGGTTATCTAAAAGATGTTCTAAAAGAAGACGATTTTAGCTTTGATGAGGTGCAAAGTGGTAAATATAAAGGAATATCTAAAATAAATAAGAAATTAGCCAAAATGTGGTACTTCCGCTCTTATTTCGACCTTTATGATTTACACAACACTTCTGTACAATATCGTAAAAATAATAAACTATCTCTATTTGGCGTCGCACAAGAAGACAAAAAAGAAGAGTAATAAAAAAGCCTCAATTAAGAGGCTTTTCTTTTTGTAGTACTTTTATTAATTACATTCGTTGTATTGCTGATTTATAGCTTTAGCTTCTTCCTTAGAATATAGTTTTACAACATTTGTAGGTTTAGGTGATGTCTTTATAACCATTGCTCTTACCAACTCCATATCAACAGAAGGGCGTTGTAAAGGGTAATCATAGTTATTCAAATTTGGATTTTCCATAATTGTCTGCCTTGCATATACAGAATTTCCGTCCATATCACCCACTTTCTCAAACAAACCTTCTTTAACTCTAATAAAGTTGTCAGAAGTGTTATTAGCTACTATAATATCACCATTCACACGATAATCTCCTTTGAAAGATTTCATTTGAGAAAAATTGTTAGAGTAATAATATCTCTCCAACTCAATCATTGAGTTATTGTTATCAATATCTTCTTCGTACTCAAACAATTCTTGCATTGAAACGTGTTTGGACAATAAAGCATATTGTTTCAAGTGTTCAAACATTTCGTCTTGAATGTAGGAGTTCTTAATACGTTCCTTTATTAAAGGATTGTTAGTGTTAAGATGTATTCCGTTTTCGTTGACTTCAAAATATTTAAGAACATTGTTGTAAAGTGATGTGTTATTAAATTTGTTCTTTAATATATAATTTTGGAAATCTGCGTGGAAATTATTCGTGAGATAATGATAATTTCCTCTGTACTTTTGATATTTTAGTGTCTCAGAGGCGAAATTAGGCATTTTCTCTGTGTTCAGAGGATTCTTATTCATTAACTTGTAAATCGTCCATTTTTGAGCCATTTCCGTGCGATTTTTTAAAGAAGGGTCGTTTAATTTATTAGATTCCTTTCTAATAAACTCTCTAAACGCTTCTTTAACCATTTCCACGTTTTCAGGCTTCTGTACTTCTAAACGATTGAACATTCCGTTCTTAAAGAAAGGTAACGACTTTAAGAAATAGTTGTTAATCACTTTCGGATTGTTGATTATAACATTTACAGCCTCATCGTATGCTTCTTCAAGCGTATCTTTAACATTCACTTTTTGGTAGTAACCATCAGATGTTTTGATAAGACGTTGCTGTTCAAACAATTCTAAATCCGACTTTTCAGAAGACAACTCTACAAGTGTTTTGTTTCTATTGTTTTCGGAAACCTTTTCGTATTTTGCGTCCGCACCCACGTTATCTCTACCAAAAAAAGTATCTATGTCCTCAGATAATTTTTCAATATCTTCTGTAACATAATCGTTAGATTTTAACTTTTCGGTAAAGTTGTAAAGGTTTTCTACAAAGTTTAAGATGTCTTCTTTGGACTTTTTATAGTATTGTTCGGACAAGCCAATAACATCAATATTATAATCTACAAACTTCTCTTCAATGTCTCTGAGCATTCCTACAACTTCCTTCGCGTTGGAATCCCATACAAACTTATCAAGTCTTTTTAAGAACGCAGTATCTTGACCTATTTCAAGTCCCTTTTCAGAATGTTTCAATGTTTCAAACATCTTAGAAAAAGTAGCACCTTTTCTTCGAACTCTCACCTCGTCCTTAATATCTTGAAGTCTGAAAATTTTCGTCATATTAGAGTACTTGTTGAAAACCATTTCCGCAAAACCTAAATCATTCTCGAAACGATTTACAAACTGAGGATATTCTTTTAGGTTGCTAACAATGTTGTTAAACAATTGTCTATCTTTCACGCCTGCAAGATTTTCTTTAAAGTAATTCTCTACTTCGATAGGGTCTTCTTTTTGTACTTTACCTAAATCATCAACTTCGTCTTTGTATTGAACAAGTTCCTCACTGAATTTAGAATTGTCCAAAGTGTTTTCAAGATATATGTTGTTTGACATATATTCTTTACGGACAGCTTCAAACAATCTTTGTACATTTCTCTGCACTTCAGGGTGATTTAGTAACGTAATCGCTTCGCCTTTAGAATATAGCTTACTTTCCATTAATAACTCAGGGTCAATACGAAAGTAGCCGCTTGGGAAGAAAGTCCTGTTTATTTCCTGATACAACTCTTCCATACTACCAACCACATTTCCGAAATCGTTAGATAACTTATAAATCTCAGCAGGCGTAACGGCAGCTTTCCAATTCCTCATTATGTTATCCATAACAAGGACATCTTTAAGATGTGGCTCTCCATTACTATCAGTAGCATATTCATCTTCAAGATATTTAGATACAGATAAAGTGGGTACTTGTTTCATATCGATAGTATCAACACCAAATATCTCTTCTGTAGATAACTTGAAACGTTCAGGTATTAAACTTTCAGAATTTAACAACACTTCTCCAATCTTACCTACAATTTGGAACTGAGGTTTTAAAAGTTCAGGATACGCTTCCAAATACTCTCCTTCGTAAGGTTTTCCTTCTCTATTTCTTCCAATAGCTCTTTCAATAACCTCTCCCTCAAAGGTATTAGAAACGGAGTTACCTTCTTCCGCTTGCCTTCTCGAATACTCTTTTCTTCGGTCGCTATCGACGTCAAAGTAAGAATCAAATGGTTTTGTAACAATTGAACTTTCGTTAAGTTTGCCTTTTTCATTTTCTATATGTTTATTATATTCGTTAACAAAATCTATTAAAGCAGTAGGTGCTTTACGAGCCTCAGCATTATCTTCTTCAGGAAATCCTAAGACCTTAATTGTTCGCGTTTCAGTATCGTATGAAAAATCTGTAAGTCCTATTCTCTTAGTGATTTCCATAACATCGGAAACACCACTTACATTCAGAGAGTATTCCATACCTCCTTCCTTACTATTATACTCTTCAACATATCGAGATGTAATAACAGCTTCCTGAAACTCTAAACCAACATCACCCATTAAATCTGTGAAAAGTTTAACTTGTTCTTTCGTCACACCTTCAAAATTGAAAGTGACAGATAACTCTTGAATAGAACCATTTCCATTTTCAAAACTATAGCCACCTAAGTTAATATGGTAAGTAAATTCTGGAAGACCTAACTCTTTAACAATATCTCTTGCATTATTTAAAAAGTTTTGAAAATCTTCACTATGAACCATTTGTATTAACTCAGCCTCACTTCTCACTCTTCGTTTAAAATAAGGAGCTACAATAGATTTAATGCTACTTTCCGACGGCAAAATTACACCTTTATTTTGATTTTGCAAAGAATTATTGAAAAATGTTTGTAATTTTTTTTCACCTACTATTTCAGAGACAACCATTTTTGCAAAATCGTTTAGATTTTTTTCAGCTTTCACAGAAGGGTTGAACAATGAAAAAACAGAATTGAAAAAGTCTTTCAACCATTTTAACAACCCATCTAACTTGCCGTCTTTCTCATTTATTGATTTACTTCCCCACTTTCCAATAAAATCGTTAAGTGCTTCTGAATAAACTTGATTTTCCTCTAAATGCGGTTGATTTCTTCTAACACTTTCAACAATATTTTGCAATTCTTCACTTTTAGATAACGCGTCTTTAAACTTATCAACACCTTCGCTCCATAATTGCGGATTTAACTTCTCCCATAAATGTGAGGCTTCGTGAATAGGTGTTTCCAAAGAGAAGTTGTCCTTATCTATAAAGATAGTTCCATCATCTAAGACTGCGCCCATTATTTTTCCACCATTTGTCCTTAAAAGATTTTCTTCACCTATTCTGTTGGTGAAATCTTCTATATTACGAACAATGTTGAAATTGTGAAATTTCTTAGCGAAAACATTCTGTATTTTTCTGAGAACTTTGTCTTGAAACGCCTTTCTCTCTTGAAGTTCTTCCGAGAAAAACTCACCTAAATAATCCTTTACGGACTTGGATACATTAGGGAATAATTGTTCCACGTTTGAATAAATTTTATCTTTCTCATAAAATTCTTCGGTATCCAAAGGTGATTTACTTTGTTTGTATTCTTCAGTATAAGATAGACGATTGGCTACATTTCGTGCTTCAACTTCACCTGCCATACGTAGGTAATTGTAGTACGAAACGTCTTCTATCAACTGCTCAATGTCTTGTTCAGACATCGAAACTAACATTCTCCCGTGAGAGGCGGTAGAGTTTTCTCCAAATCGTATCGAGAGCATCCGTGATATTCCGCTATGCTCCATAATACTTTCAGCTCGCGTTCTACTCTGATTAGAGCCGTCGTTAAGTAAGTTTCTAACGAATCCAACTTGTGTTTCAACAAGTCGTCTGAATGTGTTTTCACTACCTCCTCTTTCAAACCCTTCAATTCCTTGAATAAGGTGTTGTATTTCGTGAGTAAGTGATTGTATTCCTTTGTGTATTTTTTCTGCTTCTCTATTCTCTCTTGCTTCGTTAAAACCATAATTTTTGTCATTTATAAATATTTTATTACCTTCTACAAACCCATTATCTCGATTTAAAGAAGAAGTTTCAGGTTCTTTGTAGAAAACAACTTCAACATCGCGCAAAGAAGGGTAGAACTCGTACAAACTCGGATTGTGATAAAAGTTTTCAAGTTTAGTTTTCGCAACTTTGTTCTCAAAACCTTCTTCAGTACTTTCAAAAGGAAATGTCATATCTATAATTTTTCCATCAGACAATTCAGACTTCCAACCATCTTGTGTGTTGTACCAACCTGTTGTTTCCCACAACAATCTATTATCAACTCCTGCTTCTTTTAAAGTCTTCGCTGTTTCAAGTTGCTGTTTTCTATAAGCGTCATTTGAATTTTGCAAACCTCTTTCACCTACAATCTGAAAACGAACTCTTTCTCTTTGTAAGTTTCTATATTTTTCTGCTAAAATTCTACCTTTCAACGCATTGTATGTTTGAGCTTGCTCTATTTCTCGCTTTCTATGTTTAATGAAATTCTCAGCTTCTTTTAACTCTTCTTCTGTGAAATTCCATTTACCCATTGTTTCAGCGAAGGTGTCAGTATATGCAATACGCCATAATGTCAACGCCTGCTCCTTCAAATGTTCTGAAGGGATAGCTTTGAATTTCTCAACTTCCCTGCGTAACGTGTCAGGTTCATTAACACTATCCATAAAACCCGCGTGAGCAAGCAATTGTTCTGAAATTCCGCTGTTTTTATCAGCATAAACTTCAAAACCTTCCTTGTCAAAACTATCTAACACTCGATTAAAGACGTTGTTTATCGGGTAGTTAGGTAGTGCTTCTACACTTTTTAAATAAATTCTCCCGTTATCTTCACGTTTTAATGTTATCGTAACTCCATCTTCTTGGAATTTGAAATCGTTCAAACTCTTAGCTTGGTTTTGAATAACATCATTTTTAACCTCTCTCAAATGGTTAAGAGTGTTCTCGTAAAGACGAGAGTTCTTACCATTAGGTGCTAATACTTTTTCTATATAATTTGTATTTGGATTTCTTACTATACTACAATTTGCCATAAACTAATTAGTAAAAATGAATTTAAATTTTTTAACAAAAGGGTTTTTTCGACCACGTTGTTTAACAACACAAGATATTTCAACCTCCTCCCTGAAAGGCTTATCTTTTAATTTTTCATAAGTGTACTCTTCTTTAAACTCCAAAGCTAAAGATGCTGAAGCCGTCTGACTCCGATTAAGATTTCTTGCGAAAAGAGACTCTTTGTTAAATGATAACTTCACTTCATAAACAGCCGTCAAATTAAAGACAATAACGAAGTAAAACATAAGAGGATGATTTAATTGTTCATTATAAATTGGACTTTTATTACAATTAACTGCTTTGAAAGCATCTTCCATACTTAGTGTCATTTCAGAATCATTCGTATTAGGTGTGGCAATTTGACAAGGGTAAGCTACACCAAAGTTGTTACGAAAGTCTTTAACACCGAAGTGATATTCCTTTCTATACGCGCTCTCAGGAGGTTCTTCAAAAATAATAGAATTTGTCAGTTTCTTAATAGTATTTTCAATCTTTTTCATTTTAAATATCCAATTACGTTAATAGCTCTACCTTCTTTAAATGCAGACAATAAAACATCTAAATCATCAACTCTGCTTTCGTCCATTTTATCTATCTTAACAACAAATCCATTTTTATTCACCCAATTGTGAACGTATGAGATGTAATATTCTAAACTACAATCTGCCTGCGGAACAATTATATCTCCTTGATACAAAGGAACATCTAATCTTAACCACAACCCGCTCTGACAAATTGTCACTTCCTTTATGTAAGATTTATAATATCTGTCAAAGTTAATCGATTCGTCGAACTTTGTAGAGTTCAACAACTCATTGTCTCTCCATTCGAAAGGTGCTTCTTTTAATAAGCGAATACAACCTCCGTCTCCCGCACAAGAGTCCGTTTCTATAAACTCTTCTATGTACTTACCTTCATTTTTATCTTTAAAGTAAATACCTTTTCGGAATAGAGGTGTCCTTTCGTTTTCTAATTTTATAGTATAAGGTACTTCCATTCAAGTCTTTATTAAAGTGCAAAGATACAAAAAAATTACATAAAAAACAAAAAGAGCCTCTAAAAAGAAGCTCTTTATTTCTAATTTTAGAATGGTAAATCGTCGTCATCAGTCTGAACTGTTGCAGGTGGTGCTTTAACAGCTGACTTAGCTTGTTTCGGTGGCTGTGGCTGCGCTTGAGCTTGCGGTTGATAGTGAGGTTGAGCAGTTTGCTGATATTGCACTTGCGGCTGTGCTTGAGGTTGATAATATTGTTGGTACTGAGGCTGTGGAGCAACTTGAGGTGTCCCACTCTGATACTGAACACCTTGAGCTTGGTAATCACCTCTCTCAGCTTTAACTTGTTTGAAACGTTCAAGTTGTTCAGTAAGCACGTTGAACAAAATATCGTCTTGCTCTTTAGAATCCCAAAACTCTTTACCTCTGTCTGATACCAACACTGCAGGTGGCAAGTTACCATTCGGGTTTTTCTCACTCTTAACGTGATAAGCCGCTTTAATATTCACCTTATTGTTTCCTGAATCATCGTACTGATTGAAAAACACACTCACCTGCATTTTACCTTTAGCATTCAAACTTCCACTTGTGTTGAATGAAACTTTTTTAGTAAAATCAACATTAGGTAAATACTTGATTATGGATTTTGCAAATCCATCAAGATTGTTGGTACTACCTACATACAAAGGTACTGAAAGAGAATCTCTTTCCACGTCTCCTTTAATTGTGATTGTCAGCATTTTAACTTCACCTTTTGGGAATTTAGAAGTTGTAACTCCAAGAAAGTCAATATAACCTATCTCAGTACCTAAAGGGAACTCATTCACAAATCCGCGAATTGAACCATCTTCATTCTTTTGAATTTTAACATTGGTGTTGCCCTTAGCTACCTCTTGACGATACTCGTCTTCAGATATTTTAAGGCATAAATTTCCAGTTTCGAAATTTACACGCAAATAGTTTGTCTTTTGTCCTACAAATTGTCTTGCCATTATTTTGAAAATTAAAAATTAATACTATTTTGAAAAAAAAAACCTCACTTCACAATTTGAGAAAAACATTACAATTTTATGAAAGGATGACAAAACAATTTCACCAAATTGCAAAGTGAGGAAAATAAATATTTAAAATATATGAAAAAAGGATGATTATTTTACAATCCGTCTATATTAGCGTAACCTGTTTCTATTACGATGCAACCCGTTGTAAGCAATGTTCCTGCAACAGAAGCTGCATTTTGCAAAGCACTAATTGTAACTTTAGCAGGGTCTATAATTCCCATTTCAAACATATCACCGATTTCTTCTGTAACAACATTGTAACCAGTGTTTATAAGTTCTGTAGTTTCTATACTTTTCTTGATGTATGTTGAATTTACACCCGCATTATCAAGAATTGTTTTGAAAGGTATCTCAAGGACTTCGTTGATTATGTCAAAGCCGTCATAGAAGTCGCGACTTTCTTTGCAGGAAACGCAAGGCTCAACAGATGTTTGAAGCAAAGCGATACCACCGCCAGGAAGCACACCTCCTTGAATAGCTGACCTTACTGCGTTGATAGAATCTTCAACCCTATCTAACTTCTCTTTAGCTTCAACTTCTGTTTTAGCTCCTACGTAAATAGTTGCTATTCCAGAATTAAGTATTGAAACTCGTTTCTCAACGTCTTTCTTAGTGTAGAAACGTTTTTCCTCTTTCACCAAGCTATTCAACGTTTCAATGCGCTTCTTAACTTGCTCTGCATTTTTAGCATTTGCTGTAACAATAAAGTCGTCCAAACCTACTTCTAACTTGAGACAAGTTCCAAGTTCTTCGAAACGAATTTTATCCATTTTCTCATCTCTTTCTGCAGAGTACATTTTTGTACCTAAAACAGCCGCCAAGTCTTCAAGGGTTTCAGCTTGTTCTTCACCATAATAGGGTGCTTTCACTACAAAAACTCTATGTTCAAGTTTAAGATGATTTACAACAAGTCTCTGTTCAAGAGGCTTATCCATATCTTTACATACGATTATCAAATCTTTTCCTTCTTCAACAGCTCTTGCGATAAGATTGGCTGAACCTTTTCCGAAATCATCAAAAGAGTTAATGTACTTGTTAGTGAGGAGAATGTAAGGTTTCGAGAACTCCATTCTACGCTTTCCGTTCGTCAAGAAGAAAGGTGAAGTGAAACCTGTCTCATACTTAACCCCTTCAATGACTTCTAAAAATGTGTCAGGTGTGTTACTTTCTTTAAAAGTTACAAGACCTTTGTACTTCACTCGTTTGAACGCATTCGCCACTATTTCTCCGAGTTCCAAATCATTGTTTGCAGAAACGGTTGCAACTTGTTTGATAGCTTCATCGTTATCCGCAATAGGTTTGGCGGTATTCTTCAGATGTTCACAAACCAATTCTGTAGCTTTAGCTATACCTCTTTGTAACAAAACAGGGTTAGCACCTCGTTTGATTTTTTCAAGACCTCTTTCAAAGATTGCTTGTGCAAGTACAACCGAAGTTGTTGTACCGTCACCGACCTCTTTGTTTGTCCCGAAGGCAACTTGTTTTAACAAACGAACACCTTGACGTGCGTGTTTATCTTCAACATCTACAAAGTTGGCAACGGTCACTCCGTCTTTAGTAACGTGTGCGTAGGTTGGTAACGAAATCAGTGCATTTCTACCGCGTCCTCCAAGCGTAACCTTAACGGCTTCCGCTACAACACTTACACCTTCTCTCAGCTTATCTAAGGCTTCTCCACCAAAGACAACCGTTTTTTGTTCTTTTTCGCTCATTGTCAATTTTAATTAGCTTTATTTATTTTAATCGGTAAATCATTTACCAAAACGTAAGTAGGGTTTTGATTATCTGTTTCTATATAAAACATAATCTTTTTTTCGGATTTTAGTTTTTCAACATTAAGGATTGTGTCAAACTCTGTCCTATCGCTGACTTTAATAAGTCCTGATAGAGTTTCACCTCTCCACCTAAAACCCAAATCATTCAGTTTCGAAACGTAAAAGTGAGATATTATAATACCTCTTTTATTCTCTCTAATTCGAGGTTGTATACCAAGTGTTTTAAGTAGTTCTGAAACATAATTTATAAAAACCTCTTCTCCTGTAAGTAGAATTGTGTAATACAACTTTCCTCGTTCGGTGCGAGAAACCAAATTTCCACCACTTGTGAATAAACCTTCTAACCACTTTATTCTATCACCGACCGAATATAAATTGTTGAAAAATTCCAAACTCTTGTTTCTTTTAAAATTCTTTTTGGAATTTAAACCATCTACAAAAGGGTCTGTTTCAAATTCTCCTCCATCGTAGAAATTACTACTTTCTAAACAAGTACTTTCAGCTTTTGCAAATTTAATTTTATCACCTTTAAATATTGACAATAGACTAAAAGGTTGTAGTTTCGGAACACCTTCTCTATAATCAGGTTTAGCTTGTATAAAAACACTATTCTTACTGCAAATTAAAGAGTTTCCTAACTTAGTTTGTAACTTGTAAAGTTCAACTCCATCATCTAAACTTATCTTGAAAATACTAACCTCTTCAAAACGTCCTAAAAGTGTCTTAACCCTTACTTTTTCTCCTTCTAAATCCTTTAATGAGCGGAAACCTTCGTCGGTAAAAACTCTTGAACTCCCACTCAATAAGAATTTGCACACATCTTCTCTCATCTCGTTATTGATTTTCAGCGCAAAAATACAAAATAATAATCAGACTTGCAATAAAAATCTATAAATTATTTTGTTGTAGACAGAGGCAGCTTGCGCAAAACCACCTCTGTCTAAAGAAACTTTGTTAGGATTCTTTTACAAATTGCCCATCTACCATTTTACCTTTTCGCTTAGAGATAATATCGTAAACACTTTGTAAACAATCTGCAATATTTATCTTTTGTATTTCAGCTTGAAGTAGGAGGGTTACAATAGAATCTCCAATAGCGTCAGAAATGGCTTCTTTATCGCTGTTTTGAATAGCTTCTCGAAGTTCGTTAACTTCTTCTTGTGTTTTTTCCCATTGTGCAATAGGGTTATTTGCTTGGATAATTCCTTTATCGTAACCCCATTGAACGATTTGAGTGTGTAACTTTTTTAATCTTAGAGCTTCTTTTATAAGCTCGTTTTTTCTTTCAATTTTCGCTTGTTTCTTACTCATTTTATCTATAATTTAGTTAAATTTCTTCAAGGTCTTTGTTTTTAAGAAATTGTTCTCGGTCTTTGAGAAGTTCGTCGGCTAAAACATTACGCTGAATACCTCTCGTTTCTTCAACAGCTTTGTTCCAACATTCAATCATCTCTTCGGTTGTCATTTTGGAAATCTCTTCCATTAGAGATTCAGCTCGTTTTTTACCAACTATATCAGAATTACTATAGCTCATCTAATTAAACCACTTTATTATTGTGTCTCCTTTGTATCCTTTTTCCCAAATAAACCACGCGTAGCAAGCCATTGATTGAACAGGCTTTCCTTTCTCATCGACAAAAGCTCCATTGCTTGCGCATTTTATCCGTTTAGACGAAACCCAAACTCGAACGGGAGGATTGTCTTTGAAGAATTGTTTTCGTTTAGAACCTTCTAAAAACTGAATTTTAAGAAAAGCACAAACTTTTCCACCTTCATTTTGAAGTTCCAAACTCTTCTGTACAAATTCCAACGCTTTAGAATAAGGAGGGTTCATCACTACAGAAAATTTAGATAAACCTAAGAGAGTATTATTAATCCCTTGTGGTCTTTCTTGTAGAAAATCACGATTATAAAACTCTGAAAGTTCAACAATCTTTTCTCTATCTACAATATCAAAACCTATAACACGGAAACCTCCGTCGGGGAAATCCTTAACAAGATGTCCTGCACCTACAGAATTATCTACTATTGTGTCTTCGAGTTCTTCTAATTCAGTGTACAACATTAAACCTGCCTGCGGGTCTGTTGCATAAAAATCCTCATCTGCTCTTTCTTTCTTGGCGTGAGCGGAAGAACCTATCATTCTGTGTAGTAAATTTTTACTACCATCGTAATCTTGTTTTATCATTTATCTACCAATGTTAAAAATTCATTATTAATGTGTTTTACCTCATTCTCGTGTTGTTTTACAACTTCACACGCTTTTTTGAAAACTCTCATACTTTTGCGTGAGGTGTTGTTTCTATCAAACTTTTCGTGGCATTGATTTTCACTAAACATTCCACAGAGATACAAAACGTTCCAATCACTTGTTGCATTTTCAGGAAAGTTTCGCTTACTCAATATATGAGCGACTTCAGAAACATCTCCCTTCAGTTTTTGACCGCATTCTTCACAACAAAGTCTTGCTTGTTTTATCTTTTCTATATGTTTGTTGAAAAAATCGGAATAACCTACTCTTTTTTTAGCGTTTTCGGTAGAACGAAACTTGGGTTTCTTAAAACCCACTTCTTTAGCTCTACAAGCGGGACATAAACCTTTGCTTCTAATTCTAACCTTCTTGCCACATTTATCACAAGAATATAACTTTGTTTCTTTAAACTTAATAGTCATAATGTCTTAACTTTACAACTCTTGCTCTATTAGTGGTAAAATGTTGTTTCGCTTCAACAATTCATAAAGAAACAAACGACCTCTCTGTGTCCATTTAGTGTGTAAGACAGAACCTGTACAGCCATCTTTGCGAGTTATCGAAACGGTTTCACTCTTAGTATAACCTTCTCTGTGATAATTGCTATACAACAACCATTGCTTAGATTGTTTATATTGGATTTTTTGTTCAGACAAGAACTGATTAAGCTGATGTCCTGACATTCCGTAGTCTTTAGCAATTTGTGTTATTGTTAGACAATCTTTAGATTTCAAAATCTCATCATAGTAGGCAGCTTTAGGTTGGAGTTCACCTATCATCTGCTTCTGTTGCGTGTTCTCCAACTTCAACATCTCATTCTTCTCGACTTCGTCAGCGTAAGCACGCAACGCTTGAGCAAATGTTTGAGGTATCTTCTGTTGTACAGAATATGAACCTGTTTTACGAATAGATGGGAGTACTTCCTCAAAAACCCAGTCTTGAAACTTTTCAACACTCTCTAATTGAGATTTCATTATAAGTCTATATAAGTTTGACTCATCTATAAAAGTAATTTCATTACTTCCAAGATTTCCCGCATTAGGGATACGGTGTTTTACCGTACCGCTTGATTTACAATGTGTTGCGACCGCTTCACCTGCTCTTTTGTAACCAAGAACTCTTGCCACATCTACCCCTGCAAATAAAGGGTTGTTGTTCTCATCTATAAGAGCTCTTACCTGACCAAAATCAGGGTTTTCAAAGATTTGTAATTTATCGCTCATAAAGTTTTATTTATATCACATTGCTGTTACTTTTGTAACTTAATGTTCAACTTTTGCAACATTTCTTCCTTCTTCTCAAAATACTCTTTTTCTGTTATTTCGGAAAACACTTTTCGTGAAAAACGTTCTATTTCAACCTCACCTTTAGTGTTCACACTAATTTCACCATTGTGAGAGAAAGCAAATTGCTCAGATAAAAACACTTTTCGTTGTTTGTAACCTTCATCTCTCGCAATCACACGATGATAACGTGTTTGAATTACCTGCAAACCAATCTTAATTTCTTCGGAATAAAACTTTCCGATTTCCAATTTAACTTCTTTCGTGTTACTCATTTGTTTCTTCTTCGTTTTTACTTATTACATTTAACAATTCTTTTTTAATAGCTTTTAAAAATTCCACATCTCCTTCATAACTACCTGTAATTCTTAGAGACTTGTTCATTCTTTTAGGAGGAATTACTTTAGAGAGGTCAAATAACCACTCATAAACCGCGCCCTTCTTGTTAGTAAATCGTTCCGCGTCACCCAATCCGTACCTACGACTTATAATGTCGAATAGAACGCTGTCTTTAAGCGAACGATGAACCGAAAACACACTTGGTTGTTTCCATATCAAATTTTCAAGGTACATAACATTCTTCTGATTTCGTATACAATCGTTGAGATAGTCTTCTACTATCTTGTAGACAACATCTACTCCGAAGCCTGTTTTGTTGATGAACCACATTAAGTTTTCTCTAACTTTTGCTTTAATACCTATCAACTTATTGTTAAGTTCATAGAGCTTTATCAATCTGTCTTCTAAGTCTACAACTCTTTCGTCAAATTCGAAAATTTCCAATTCCCTAAAAAAATCCGAAGCCTTAGCAGTAAATCGTAAAGAAGCAAGCTCACCATCTTTACCTTTAAGATAAGTTAACAAGCCTTCTTCAACCAATTTACTTATCGTAGCATTATCGCTTTCGCTGATAAGATGAAAGTCCTTCTGAAAAACTTTAGTGAGCAATATAAACTCCAAGTCAGTCAGTCCTTTTCTGTATAGATGTTTAAAGTTTATATAACCCATTCTTAATCCTCCTTATTCCATTTGTTATGTAATTCAGAAAGCACATTACATAATAAAAACCCTACGGCGAATGCAATAGAAACTCTTGATATTAAATACAACTCTTCCATTGTGAGTTGGTTCATTATCCATTTTGAATAATCAAAACCAAACCAATCATACACCGCCGCGTAGATAGCAAAATTAATGATTATAACTATCTCTAATAGTACTTCTGTTACAAGTTTGTAACCATTCTTTTTAAAATAATTTTTAAATTCCATTTTTATTTATTTTTTTATTTAACGCTGCAAAGATATGACGCGTTTTTGAAACTGCCAAATTTTTTACAAAGAATTTTACAAGAAAATAGAAAAAAGTTCGTTCTCAATTTATAACTCACTGAAAACGAACCTTTTAATTTTAACTACTCAGATTTCACAACAGGTTTCTCATCAGCTGTTTCTTCCTCTTTCTTTTCAGGTTTTGGAAAATCTACAACTTTAGGAGCTTTGTTCAAATCTTTAACGTGTGTAGCTTTACCTGCGTTCACATTGTCTTGATGAATACCTGACAAGTACATTGCGAGAGAACGAGCATTGTGTACCTTTTTAGGTACAAAAATCTTCTCTGTACTTTCAATACGTTTCATCCATTCTACAAAGTTTTCACCTTCTTTTACAGAAGAGTACTCTACAACAGGTTCGATTGCGTTCTGAGTTAACTCATCAAGAGTTGTAATCAATTGCAATAAAGCCTGACCGCTGATTTCCACTTTGTCTTCTAACTTGTACCCATATAAACTTGGGTCTAATTCTACGGGTTTCTTCTTACCCTTGTCATTCATATTCTTTGACATAACGTTATGTAATTTAAGATTTTACAATTGCTAAAATGTTGATTTTACGGAAGAAATGTAATGTTTTACCTTCATATTCCGTTTCGTGAGGAACTGCATTCTTGTCAATAAGAATAGTATCCCCTTCTTTAATGTCGATTTCGACTTCTTTGTTGTGGTGTGTTCCGCAAGACACAACCACGCCTTCCAAGTGTCCGTTGGTTAGAAATACGTCGTCGTTAGACTTTAATTCTACCAACACTCTGTCTGCATAGGAAATAATTTTACTCATAGTTATCTGTTTTTAATTAAATGTTTCATATCTACTCCTAAATCCCACAAATTTGGCGAATTTAATTAGGGTGCTTTTACCCTAACTAAACTTAGTTTTTAATCGTTGAACATCTCGTGAATATTTTTCAGGAACGCCTTTGGCATAAGTTCCACACATACCTAAAAACTTAACTTTAAGTTCGTCAGTTATCGCCATACCAAAATTCTCCATATACAATATATGTTCTACTATTTTTATGAACTCTTCCATTTTTTCTATTCTGTTTCTTTAGTTTTAACTTCAGTTAAACCTTTGTCGAAAACCTCTATTTCTATTTCACCAATCTCTTCTTCAGAATGCTTCTGAGTTTTAGAAATAAAAGCCTCGTGTTCTTCTTTAACCTTATTTGTTATAATCTCCATTAATTCAGGGTTGTCTTGTAATGCAGCTAACGCACGCTCTCTACCCTGACCTATGTTTGTTCCATCGTATCTAAACCACGAACCTGACTTTTCTATGATTTGATATTTCAACGCCATATCAAAGATTTCGTCTTCTACGCTGAAACATTTGTCAAAATAATAATTGACTTCACCAACTCTAAGGGGTACACCTACTTTATTCTTTTTAACAGTTATTTTCATCAAATATCCGATAGGTATGTTGTCCGAGTTCTTAATCGCAGTACTCTTGCGCACCTCCAATCGTTGAGAAGCATAGAACACCAATGCCTTACCTCCTGTAGTTGTTGTACTATCACCTCCCCACTGCATTGTTTGAATTGCAGAACGCATTTGGTTGATGAAAATCACAATAGTTTGAGTGTTGAACAGCACACTATTGAGTTTAACAACACCCTGTTGTACAAGACGAGCTTGAAGACCCACTATGTTGTCACCCATTTCACTTTCTAACATCTTTGTAGGAGTGATAGCTGAAATAGAATCAACAACAATTACTGAAAAGACATTTGTCTCTACCATTTGATGTAAAATATCAAAAGCCTCTTCACCTCTTTCTGGTCTTGCATAAAAAAGATTATTTACATCTACACCTAAATTAGTAGCGTGTTCAGGAGAAAAACTATGTTCTGCGTCTATAAATCCACACATACCACCTTCTTTTTGAGATTGCGCGATAGTGTGTAAAGCCAAACTTGTTTTACCTGCAGATGATTCTCCGTACATTTCAATGTATCTACCTTTAGGGAAACCTCCTCCAAGTGCAAAGTCCAAAGACATTATGTTGGAAGATAATTTAGGTACAGATAAATCCATTGTACCTGCCATACCAACTATACCTTTACCGTACTTCTTCTCTATGTTAGCGGTTAACTTCTGTAGCACGCTTAAACCTTTACTCTCTACCGCCGTCTGTTTCTTAGCCATTTCTTTGTTTGTTTTAATGAGGAAAAGTCATTACTGTAAAATGACGGCGCAAAGATACGATAAAAGTTTTAAACAAACAAATGTTTTAGAGATTATTTTTTAACAAGAGGTCTAACTTTTCCTATCTCTTTTATTAGACTTGAAACAATAACCTTCAACTTATCTATCACTCCTATCTTTTCAGCAACATCTAAATTGTTTTCTCCTTTCTCTTTCTTGTAGGCGTTGATAGAAATGTGATAGCGATAGTAAAGTTCTGAATAGATTTTGTTCCAAACCTCGTTGTACTTAATTCCCGCAGATTGCGCGTAGGTACGAACCATTTGATTTAACTCCTGACGAGGTGTTATTTTAATAATTTCTTCTTCACTTAGAGGTAACTTATTAAGTTGTTTAAGATTTTCTTCTTGTATCGAAGCAAGCTCTTTAACCTTACTTTCGGTTGCAATCAAGCGCATTTCCTGTTCTCTTTGTTTCTGTTCCAACGCCAACATTGCCTGACCTTGTGCTATAATCAACTCTGCGGGCGAAAGAGTTCTTACAGAATACGAACCTGTCTTACGGATTGAAGGGAGTACTTCATTGAAAACCCAATCTTGAAAACGTGTAGCGCCTTCCTTACGCGATTGAAATATAACGCGATAAAGGTTTTGTTCACTTATAAAATTTAAAGATTGAATACCTCCATTCGTAAGGGTGTCTATACTATGGACACCCTTCTCATCCATTCTACCAACTACATTTCGAGAGTTCGTTATATCTAAAACTCTACAAATGTCAGCCAAACAAAACAAGGGTTCGTTACTACCATTCACGATTACCCTTACCTGACCAAATTCAGGATTTTCGAATAATTGTAATTTCTCATTCATATTTTGAAAATATAAAATATACATTTCTTTACTCCCCAATTTCAGTGAGCAATACAAAATCACACTTTTTAAACTATCCGAGACGGAGTACTTTGAAGGTACATCGTCTTCTAAACGCTTTTACAACATCCTATTTTATATGTTTTCATAAGTTATTGATTTTCAGTCATCGTATTTTTATGAATACTGATACTCAACACGTTACCTCTAACATTGAAATGGGACTTTTAATAACCTCAATTTTAATAATTTCTTTTGAGTGTAAAATTTAAATAAAAAATAGACCACTTGGAGTGCTTTAGAAATTATAACGAATGAAATTTCCTCCAAGTGGTCTTGATACTATCTATTGTGTTGTCGTTATAATTTTAAAGCGGTGCAAAGGTACGACTATTTTTAAAACTTGCAAACTTTTTGGAAGAAATTTTTATAAAAATTTTCAACCACTTACGAATTAATTTTGTAGGTGGTTGAAAGACAAATAAAAATGAGATATAATAAAATTGTTTGAAAATCCATTAAAAACCTCCATAAGGAGAAAATGTTTGAGAATAAGGACTAATAATATCGCTTGAATAAGGACTTGCAAACTGCTGTCTTAACAACTTTTGCTCTTTAAACATATCCTTGTCCATTGGAACTTCTCTTCGCGGTACTAAGTTTAAACTATCCCAATACCTTGCAAGTGCAAGCGCGTGTCCAAAAGCAACCAATCGGTCAGCGTTCATTCCTGGATAGTAACCTATCATCTCTTGCAACAAACCTTCGTCAGGTATTCTTACAATCCCTCGCTTCTCTATCGCGTCACCCTCTTCAGTGTGACCTACAGTTATCCATTCGTTGGCATAATCTTGCGTAAGATTGAATATGTAACGTTGATTGACAATAGATGTGTTCATACCTACCTTATTGTTTTGTACAGCACGAGGGTTTATTTGACTTTGAACGAGTTCCTCTCCATTGGCAAGCAGTATTCCATCTTTACCTTTTCGACGTAAGTAAATCTGGAATGAAATATCCGCATTCTCCATCAAACATTGTGCGCCGTAGCCTTCTAATAACATTTCACAAGTCTCATTGAAGGTGTCAATCCTATCAGGTCGTGCAGCGTAAACCGCCACAACTCTGTCTGCGAAAGGGTCTTTTATATTAACAGCTCGTTTGAAGATGTATAAAACACCTATAGAGTCCGTGTTCGCCTTGTCGTGTTTGTAAGGGTCTAATCCTGCAACATAAGTAAAGTCGAATTTTGGATTTTCAGGCGGTTCTTCGAAAATAACAATTGGAGCATCTATATTACCGCCTTTAAACGGAAATGGAGCTAATTCTTTATCAGAGAAGAATGTCTTCAATCTCTTAGTTCCGTCTAATCTTGTTATTTCAACTTTCTTACCTGTTAAACCTTCTTCTCTAAGATGTTCAAGGTGTTCCTGACCTTCTTTCGCACAGAATGGGTTTTCTATCCTATTTACAAACGACTCCATTGGGTCGAATGGATATGACATTTTTTCTTGTGCAAGAGCGTCTTTATCATTCTTCTTATTTTCTCTATCTTTTTCCATTACCTCTTTAGCGTTTGCCCAATCGGTAAGGTGTAATTCTAATTTTTTTAAACTTTCGCTTTCTACTTTCTTGTAATCAGCTAAAGTTGTAACTTTCTTTTTAAGACCTGACTTGTAAGACATTTGACCTGGTACAAAAATACCAAAACTCCTTCTCTTCCAAGTAACTAATCTTTCTTCTCCAACATAATTCTCCAACAACTCCCAATCCATAGGAAGTATTGCGTAGGAAGCAGGGTTTAGTAGCATATCTTGAGCGTCTCTCGACATTTCCTCCTCACCTCCTGTACCTGTTAAAACCACAGGACATCTTCTACCTTCAGGTGTATCGAATGACGGCAATGCTTGTTGATACATCAGTTTGCAGTCAAACTTACCTATCTCGTCCACTGCAAACACACTTGGTGAACCACCTGCAGTCTTCAAAGAGTCTGCTTTAGAACCTGAGTTTACGTTGGAAATGTAAAGGTTATTATAGTCGATAACGGTGTTATCTTTCTTCTTCAACCCTAATTGAACGTGACTATCCCAATCTTGTCGGTTATTCTGAAGACGAAATGCAGGATGTATGTTGTTCATCGCTATCATTATGGTCTTAGATAACTTTTTTAAGTCCCTTTCACTACCTCCTACAACGTACCCCTCTCCATTTCTTACAATCGTGGAACGCCAAGATAACAAAGAGGCTTCCAAAGTGGTGTTGTGTGTGACAATCCCATAACTTGTTAAAAATAACGATTTCTCATTATCAACTCTTATACAAACGGCTTCATCGTCTCTTTCGTATTCAACACTTACAATTTTAGTGTTTTCACAACTAACTCCAAAACCATTAGGTGATTTAGGTAAATAAAACTCAAACTTATCTAAGTTTTCAAGTATAAACTCTGTATTAACGGTCTCTTCTACAAATTCAGATTGATTACCCTTATGTAGTGTCCACAAATGTTCTTTACAGCATAAAACTGAACATCCGTCAGCTAACAAGAGTCTGTATAAAGGTTTTAACCCTTGCGGATATACACCTAAGACATTTGTAGGTTTTCCGTCTCCGCCGATAATTCTATCACCAACTTTTACATCACCAATATTTTTAGTACCACCTTCAGCTTTATAGACTTTCTCTCCTGCCCACAAAGCCTTACCTATCCTTCGGCTTCCGAACATAAACAAGCTAAGGTTCTGTTCCTGAGCGCGTTGATAACTATCTACGAAAAATAATTCGTTGTCTCGTAAGAATGGGTGTCCTATTAAAATTGATTCGTTAGGGTCGTAGAAAGGTGTGCCTTTGAACATATTCATCGGCATATCCGTTTTAAAATAGTTAATATGCCAATACAATAAAGGGTGAATAAAAACACCTGCAATTGTAACACCTTGCTTTATTTTCTTCAACTCCTCTTCATAAAAATCTAAAGTATCTTTACTTTGCTCGTAGTAATGCTTGGTTAAGTCGTAAGGTGGAGGGTTTTTAATATTTCGGAACAACTCCGTACTATTCATCACATCATAAACTGTATGTGTAGCTAAATCCTCCGTAGTAGCCTCTTCCACCTTGTTTAAGGACGTTTTAATGTCTTTTATGTATGGAAACATATCTTCCATAGTTTTAGCCATTAAAAACGGTATTTTTTTATCTCCGTGAATAGGTAACTCTGAGTGTTGTTCCTCTCGATTTATGTTTAGGTCGTAATACCTATCCGAAAATTTATTGTAATCAGCCGTAAGTTTTGCTTGAAATTCCATTTCCCTGAGTTTTCTGTCAGGGTCTTGAATGTTTATCAGCATATTGGAGCGCAAATATAAATGATAACGTTCCATATACAATCTTACTGGTTCTAACAATAATTCCAAGAAATCTTGAACGTATTGATAACGTAAATAACTTTCAAACTTTTTAGTAAATTGTTTAGCTCTATCTAAGGCAATGTTGATAAAGAGTTTTTCTATATCGTACAACTGTTCTAAGTTCTCACTAAAGACCCAGTTGTTAGCTCTACAATGTTCTTGATATTGCTTGAAAGTTGTTTTGTAATCGTCTATCCAACGTTGAATTGGACTTTTTTTGCTGAAAGCAGTGTTAGTTGAGGTTTGTTGATTTGTTGATTTGTTGGTTTCCTTAACTTTTTCTGTTTTCTTAGCTTGTTTTGCCATTATTGCGTTGTTTTCTCTATAACTTCTTCCGCTTCAACATCTACTGCGGGTTCTTCTTCTATTGGAACATATTCCAATTCTGAAGGTTTGAAGTCGTGACCAACTTCTTTTGCTTGGGATTGCATTTTATCAAAATTCTCAAGAACATCTTTAATAAATTGTTCTTTAAAACCTTTATCGTCTTGTTGAGCGATATGTTCTTTCATCAACCTTACAACCTCTTCGTTCTTAGGAATTATGTCGCCATCTCTATATGCAAAGAATTGACCTTCCTCCTCTTGTTGAATAAGTAAATCTAAACGTTCTTTATCTTTTTTATCAAAATCAACTCCTTGTGATAAGGCGAGTGTGTAGAGTTCCACAAGGCGAGCGTAAGATTTTACAATCTCTCCCTCGTACAAGTTGTAATAAACTCTATCGTATTTGTACTCATTTAACGCTTCGTCTACATTAACACCCTTTCTGACATTTTCAGCCATTTGTTGAACATTGTTGTTAATTCGAGTCGATTCTGAATCCATTTTATTCAACAATGCGTCAGTGTATTTCAGTAAATAAAGCACTCTATTTTTTAGTTCTTCTTTCATAGTTTTCTATTCTTCTGTTTCTTCGGTTTCTTCTTTCATCTCTTCAATAGCACGTTCTAATGCAGAGTAGAAATCTTCGTCGTTAATATCCAACAACCAAGATATACAGCCATCTTCGGGTTTTTCCCACAAAATAGGCTTACGCAAAAAAGAATAAAGAAGCATTCCAAAACTATGTTGTTTTGGAGATACTTCACTTAATTCTTTTAACTTTAAGATATTTAATTTTTTGTAATTCATAAAAATAAAAATTGTTGAATTTGTCGTTTCGCAACGATTATTTTGCAAAGAACTTAAACTCTATTCTTGTACGTTTAGTTCCTTCAGAACTGTTGTAAGCCAAATAAACTTGTTTAGCAACACCAACGCCTTGAGCTTCAGCTGTTAGGTTGAAAGTAATATCAAGTTTGTCTTGGTTCTTCACTTCCTGACCCTCTTCATTTGTCGGTTTACTGCGTTCTACAGTTGTACAAAAAGGACAACCAGGTTCTGCTGAAAATAATTTATATTCTTCTTCTTTACCTTCTACAATTAGAGAATAAGATTGAGGAGCGTATTTATCTACTTCTCCACATTCTACCACAAAATGGTCTCCTTCAAGAGCTAAATCAACATTAGCTTTGTCTTCTGAAAGGTTTATTATGTTAATATCTGTTTTATTCATAGTTTCTAATTTTATCCTATTCCATTTGGGTTTTTGTCCCAAATATACCGCGCCACAACATTCTGTTTCTGTAGCTGTTTTCTGTTCTATTTGGCAACCGCAAGCTGTACAAAAAGGTTTACTAACAACAGTAGAGCGTATCTCTTCAAAAACCCCTTTTTTCTCCTTATTTAGAGAGTTTAAAGGACAGGTTGCACAGATTTCTCTTCTTTTTCTTAAAATCTCAGGGTCTATATTAGACTTCTGAGTGAACGCGCGATATATTGTTTTTATCTTCCCTACTTTCTCCATAACCTAAGATTTTTTAGCTAATTCTTTTTGAAAATCCTCTATCTCTTCGAAACTCATCTCGTTTGTGTAATGTGGACTCTTTGTGGTTGGATAGCGATAGTGATAGGAAGCTCGTTTCTTTTTTTTGAAGAATCTGTGAATCGTTTTTTTGTGACCTTGAAGCAGTTCATATTTTTTATACAAAACTGCCAACTTTTTAGTTTCTACCTCATTTAATCCTTCTCGCTTTCTTTTCATTTCCAATCTACTAATAACGCTTCGGATTTTCGTATCATTTGCGTACAAATAACCAAGTTTTGGAATTTTTATAGCTACACATTTCGTGTTCTTAGCAAGATGTAGGATATACTCCACAACAAATTTGTAAATTTTTCTAACCTCTCGTTCGCTTTCGTCCAACTCCTTAGCAACCCTTTCGATTATGTCGTCTGTAAAACATATTTCTGAGTTATTACTTGTCATCTTCTAAAACTTTTATATCAGCAGGTCTAACGTCTTTCCGCTTCTTAAAGCGGATATTACAAGACACTGTATCGCAATCTATATCTAAGAAAAATTGTTTAAGTTTTTGTAATTCAGGACTTAAACTTCGCTTTTGAGCATTGTAAGGGTCTCGAATTAGGAACATTTTCTTAGTGAGTTCTGCGTTTATTTGATTGAGATTTTTGATGTTTGTATCCAACGCTTCAACGATTACATCCTTCGTCTCCTTTGAGTAACCCATTGTCATATAAAATGCAAGAACATCTGCAGCTCTTTGGTTTAGGAAGTTATTCTTACTTCGCTGTTGCATATTTATCACAAGTGCATAAATCGACATTATCTTTCGACAAATATCCAACTTGTCGCTATAGCTGAGATTGAAGTACTGAATTTTCACATTCTCCAAAAAACGAACGTCATAGTCTTTCAAGCAATTCAAAATTTCAATGTTAGTTTCTTTCGAACCTGTATCCAGAACTCTGACAACCTTTTTCAACTCTATCCTTTCAGATACAGCATTACTATTTTCAATATCTTGTGTAATATTCATCTTATCGCTTATTTAACTTGAAATTTTATGCAAATTTACAAAATCTTTTTCAATCTCACAACACTTTTACAACTTTTTTGCAAACTTTTCTCATTTCAGTCTCAACCTTCATCATTTAAAAAATTTTCAACTTTTTAACTTTCAACCTTGAGGTCAAAGGAATGTTGCTCTGTTGTGACGCTGTTGCGAAGCTGTAGCTGTTCTACCGAACACTTTTCGCTTTCTTTCTTATCACGTTCCTCCGTCTCTTCTTCGTCTCGTTTCCGTCTCATCTCGGTCGCTTCCGCTCCCTCATTTCGTCTCATCTTCCACCTTCATTCTTTGACTTAAAAGTTGAAAGAATGAATCTTTGAACTTTTTGAAAGAAACTCATTGTCGTGTTTTTCTGAAATCTCTCCCCTAGTCCCCTCTCTTTTTTTTAAGGTAGTTTTAGGGTACAGCTATCGCTATAGAGTGCTTCCTATGGAGGTTTTGAAGAGACTTTTTGGAACTCTCCCTGAGAGAAGTGAAAAATCACTCTCCCTATCGCTTCTGCTTCTTTTCCTATGTGGCTCTACGGCGTGTACTTCGACTACAGAAACGTGCATCCTCAACCCCTTGTGTGCGGTAACCTCCTAAGACAAGATTTAGTCTTCTAAAGCTGGTAAGAAGTATTGGATACAATAACTGAATGTTGTTTGCATAGCTGAAGGTCTTTCCTGATATTCACCAACAGTTACTCGAATAGCTGAATTAGCAACCCCTTGTTGCATACAACCTCTATCGATGCATATTTGTAGCCTCGCTTGTAGTCATCAGAATCGGTGCCAGAAGCCTCTGTCACGACACCTAATCCCCCCGCTGCTTCAATTCAGGATAATTGTTTTCGTGTTATAGATTCCAATTTCCCTATAACCCGTTTCTACGTATCTTCGAGTATCAACAATTTCCCTTCGTCTCTCCCTGAGACCCCTATCCACAACAGCATACTTGGTCTTACGCCCTCGCCCCCGTACCTTACTATGGTACTTGTCTATATGTCCCCATCAAAGCCGATTGTACTATTAATACATTTGGAAGACTTATCCTTTTTAACATATAGACCATTTAGAGACACCTTGTTTCGAACCTCCTTGTTTTTTATTAAGCGGTTGCCCGCAGGGTTTACTAAAAACTACAAGTCTACTATGGTCATTCAGTTTGAAAAGAATGTTAGATAATACTCTTTAAAAAGGTAACTCGTTGATATTGAGTTTAGTAAAACCTTAGTAAGGACTACTCCTAACATCTCCATTTACTTTTCAGGGTGCAAATATACAACATTTTTTTTAAATTTCCAAATAAAATTGAAAAAAATTTTCATTTTTCTTTAAAAAAGTTTGTTTGTTAGAAAAATTGTTCGTAATTTTGCCACGAAAATAAATAAGAATAGGTTATGAAAATAATAGGTGTAGACCCAGGTACATCACAAACAGGTTGGGTTATTTACAATACAATAAGTCATTCAATAGAGAATAGTGGTGTTACGGATAATGAAGAGTTTTTAAATTCTGTAATAGAAAATGAAGACTATGACATTATGGCGATTGAAAGAATTGCCAGTTATGGTATGCCAATTGGAGCTGAAACAATTAGAACTATTGAATATATAGGTCGTTATTGGCAGAAAGTTTTAGATAGCAATAAGATTTCAGCTAAGGTTGAATTGTTCTACAAAAAAGTAGATATAAACCCTACTATATGCGGTAGCAATAAGGCTAAGGACGCTAACATACGTCAAGCTATTATGGATATGTTTCCGAAAAATGGAGGTGGTTCTAATCCTTCTGTTGGAACTTCTAAGCAGCCAGGTGTCCTATATGGAATTGGTACACACAAATGGGCAGCCTTAGCTGTGGCTTTAACGTGTGCCATAAAGAATAAGTTGATAACTTTAAAAATATACTAAAATGAGAAAGAATAGAAAAGAAAGACAGAAACGTTCCACATTAAAAGTGTCAAATTCTTCCTCTGTGGAAGTTAATCGTGAGAGTATAATTAAGAATTTGTTATATTTGTATGGTAGTTTATCAGAGCGAAAACACAGAAACTACATAATGGAAATATTGGAAGATTTTGATGCGACTCACCTTCCTACTTCCTGCGATGAATGTAAATCTCAGGACGCAGGTAGAGAACAAGTCTTCGAGCGAGCTTTCACAGATAAAGGTTTGTATAGTCTTATGAAAATAAAAAATACTTTCAACAAGTATTATAGAATGAATGTTGACGAGAAGTATATAAAATCTAAGATTAAAGAATATGGCTTTAATACTCCCAAGTATGTTGTAATTGTTGAAGGTATGAAGTTTCCAAGATATAGACATATTATAATTGAAGATTTATATCATAAGATTTTGTCTCACGAAGAATAATTATAAGTTATGGATTTATCAGTTTTCAATAGTACTTTTAATAAAGAGTTTCGTAAAAATTTTGCAGAAAATAAAAAATTAAAAGTTAAAGACGGATTTTTCTATTATAAAACAGTAGAACTTATTGAGAAAAATAGGAAAGACGTCATTTTATTTTTTGAAAGAAAAGTTAGTTATGAAACTTTTAGGGACGAGATACTTGAATTGGTTTCAAGAAATCGAGATTTTTTCAGTAATAGTTTTCCTGAAGTTAATTTCGAAGATAGAGGTTGTTTGACGGTTTACGCTTGGGTGAAAACAAGAATTGAATACGCTCAATATGTTGTCGATAAGATTAAAACTAAAGAGAAGATGAAACAAAAAAAATAAGAAGAAATGATTAAAGTAGTTATTGCGATAGCTTTGTTTTTATGGATTGTTTATGTTTTATTACAAGAACGCTATGAAAACAGAAAGAAATTTTAGTAATTTTAAATCCAAGAAGATAAATTTTTTATTATTTTCTTGGATTTTTTATTTTTTTGTTGTATATTTGCACTTTAAAAATTTGAAAAATAAATTTTTAACGTGAAACTAAACAATCGACAATTAAAAAGATTAAAGACACTTTATAGCACTTCAGCTAACATAACGGAGGCTGCTAAGAAGTTGGCTTCGGAAATGGGAATTGAGTACGGAGACCCTTTTCGTAGAAAGTGTTCTAAGATATTGGAAAGACTTAAAGTTACAAATAACAAAGTTCGCATAGAAGATAGTGAATCTTTCAAAACAGCTTCAAAAAGAGAACTTTCTAATAAAAAATACTACATAATCACTTGGGAACAGAATGAAACACCTATTCACCAAGAACTTTATAGTAATATTTTAGCTTACAAGGAATTTTTGAATGCTGAAATGAGTGTTATTTTAGGAAGATATAAAAATCCAACTTCGGTTTTTGCAGACGCGAAACGTGATAATTGGAACGAACAAACACGCCCTTATTGGGATGCCAGAGAACATAACATTCATAAACATTTAAAAATCCTTGCCAACATAAAGATTTCTCCAACAAGAAAATATCCTCTTACTGGGATACAAGATTTGGCTGATGGAAAAACTGTGATTGTCGGTCATCCTAAGTTACATTTAAAAGTTGAACCTACTCTTGCAAATTATCCTGACAGAATGATTTTAACAACGGGAGCTATAACACTTCCTAACTACACAGATAGTGCGACAGGTGTTATTGGAGAGGGTTCACACAAGTATGGCTTTGTGATTGTGGAAATAGAGGACGAAAATACTTTTTTCGTTCGTCAGGTTGAAGCTGAGGAAGATGGTTCTTTCATAGACTTGTGTTATGAAGTTAGAAATCAACAAGTTGCAAAGATAAATAAGGCGTTAGGTCTTATCTGTGGAGATACCCATTTAGGTCAGTTAAACCCTGAAATTGACAAGCAGAATGATTTGATTTGTAATTACTTCAATGTTGATAATGTTGTTTTACACGATATTATTGACGGAGAAAGTTGTAATAATCACAAGATAAAATCGCCAATTCAGCAATTCAAACGTTACGAAAAAAGAGAACATTTGATACACCAAGAACTTGAAAACCTATCAGAATGGGTCGGTAACAAACTAAAATTCAAACCTGTTATACCACAAGCTAACCATAACAATCGTTTCGATAGAATTTTAGAAGAGGATTGGCGTAAAGACATTCACAATGCGTTGTTTTACTTGGAGTTTACTAAGAAAGTACTTGACGGAGATGCTGAGGACGGAGTGGTTGCTTATTGGTTGAAACATCATTTTGGAGACAATGTGATTACGTTAAAACACACAGATAGTTTCAAAATAGGAAAGTATGAGTGTTCTCAACACGGAGATAATGGCTCTAATGGTGCTAAAGGTTCTCCCATAACGTTTAGAAACTTAGGGATACCTATCATTCTTGCGCACACGCACACTCCATATCGCGCGGACGACACACTCTACGTCGGAACAAATACCGAATTACTCCTTGACTACAATCAGAAAGGAGCGAGTTCTTGGATGCATTGCAACGTACTTGTTGCTAAAAATGGAATAGCCCAACATATCATATTCAACAATTATAAATTTACAACATTCGAACTAAACTAAATTAAATTATGAGAAAGTTAATTGTAAAATTATTTGCACTTGATTACATTGTAAAAATTGGAAGTAAGAAGTTAGGATTTACACGTTCTGCAAATTTCATATTTCCTTCACTTTTAGCAACAATGACGTTGAGTGCTGCACACAATCCTTATTGGTGGATAGGACTTGTGTTTTTCTTTATCTTTGTATTTTTTGGTTTTGTCTATTTTAGAATTAAACCATTACGAACAGAAGATGTTCATCACTTCGACGACCCACAACTTTATGCTTGGTTCGTTTATCACAACTATCGTTACAAAACTGAGCCTACGCACTACAATGGGTTTTGGGTGTTACTGGTAAATCCAATTTGTATTGTAATTTTCTTATCTGTTTTGTTTTCGAGACTTTCTTAATTATCTTTGTAAAAATTGTTGAATAATGAGTTTTAAAATGAATAATTGTTGCCCTAGTTCACCTTGTCGTCCTGAACCTTGCGGTTGCAAGTTTTTTGTGGATAGCAAGTGTGTTATATACGATGGTCGAGGTTTTAGAGCTATAAACCTCCCTAAAGGTTCAAGAGCTGAACATATTTTTGAGTGGATAGATGATTTACTTTATAAAATCCTGAACGACACATTACCTTTCCGTAACATTGGAGATGGTGCTAAGGTTTATAAATCGCGTACCACTGATGGTTACTACGAGTTCCGTACAATAAAATCTGCAGATGAGGAAACCCTTGTTATAAAAGAAGAACCTACTCAGATAACTATTCAAGGTGCAAAACCTACACTTGAACGTCGTGGTGATATTGTAACCTTGTATTTAACCACAGATAAAGGAAAGGTTGTTGCTTCTACAATCGACTTACAAGATTATGCACAAGCCTCTCAGGATATTCACGTTAGTGATGTGAAGTTGGAAGGTTCTAACCTTGTGTTTTCTTACAACAAGGTAAAAGCCCCATTATCTGTAAATGTTGCTTCTTTCTTGGCAGACTTTTATGGTACAGAGTTAAAAATTCAAGGTACTACCTTAACTTTGGTTCGTAATGGAAGTCTTCCTCCCTTATCTGTAGATTTGTCAAGTTTAAAAGACAATATAGATACTTATACAACTAATCTTCAGTTAGATAATAAGACTATTGTTTTGTCTCAAAACGGAAAGACTGATATTCGTTTAGACCTTACACCTATTGCTGGTGGCGGAGCTGTTACAGATACATTTGTTGAAGGTTTTGAGTTGGACGGTAATACGTTAAAACTAAAACAGAACAATGGGAAAGCTGACTTATCTGTAGACTTGACAAAGTATATATTTACTGCTGACAAGTACTTAACAGGTGTTGAGTTTGATAATAATACTTTTGTGTTGACACTTAAACGTTCTGAAAATTTACCAGACTTAACCATTAACCTATCGGCGTTTAAACCTACTCAAGCCAATCTGACACAGAGTGATTCTACAAAACCTGACTTTATTAAGAATAGAAATCTTTATAAAGAAATCACTGCAGATTATACTTTAACACCTGCTGACAATAACACAGAGCTGTTCATTAACAATGGAGCTAACCCTTTAACAATCACCATTCCTGAGAAAGCAACTCTTACAGCGGGTCTTGAAGCGAATAATGCTTATTTTGTTTCTTTCACTCAAATAGGTACTGGAGATGTTACATTTACAGGTCACGAAGTTGTACCATCAGGATATAAAAATGTAATTCAAGGACAAGGGCACGTAGCAGCTGTAACTGTAACACCTACTACTGCTGTCTTACAAGGAAATTTGAAACAAGCGTAAAAATTTTCTTTAGAAATATTTGGAGGTTTAATTTTATTTTGTAATTTTGCCGCGAATTAATAATTTAAATAATTATGACAGAAGAATTACAAAAAAGAAAAGAAGAAATTTACCAACAAGTGTTGAGACAGCTTAACGAGACTTTCGACCCTGAAAATTTCGACGAAGAATCTGTTACTAATAACATATATTCTACCTCTAACGAAGTAGATTTGAGAAGACCAAGTTTCACGTTTAAACGTTATCTCTACAAAGGAGACCGCTTATACGTGAAACTTCCTTTGTCTTGGGAGAACGATATTCCTGTCGTAGGCACTCAAATTTTAGATTGGGGTTACTCATTAACGACAATGATTAGTTGGGGTGAAACTTCTACCGAGAAAGAGGATGGTCTTAGTAAATGGAAAGCTGAAATGCGTCTGAAAGGTATTAATCCAGATGAGTACTCTCAGGAAAGAGCCGATTATGGTACATTGATGCACTATTCTTTTTCTCTATTGTTGCAAAATTTTGAATTTAAAAAGGAGACTTTCCAAAATGATTTGTTCTTAAAGGCGTTGTCAGATAACGTGTTGAAAAAGACCCGACTTACATTTATCATAGATAAGTACGGAGTTCATTTGTGGAATAACCTTATTGGTTTCTGTAGATTTATTGCAGATTTCAACTTACGTCCTATTGCTACAGAGTTGGTGGTTATGGATAAGGAATACCTTGCCGCCACACCTATTGACCTCTTGTGTTATATTGACGAGCCTGTTAAAATTAAGGTTGAAGTGCCAACAGGTGAAGTTTATTTAAGAGATGGTAAAAATGGAGCTAAGAAAGGCGACCCTAAAATGAAAGAAAAAGTGTTTGTAGTTCCTCAAGATAAATTAGCAATCGTGGATTTTAAATCAGGAACAAAAGGTTTCCACGATAGCTATTACTACCAATTGAATTGGGGAAATCAAATGTTGAAACAAACTTATGGAATTGAAGTTGAGGCATTGTTCAATTATTCTCCAAAAGATGAAATGAGTACTAAATACAAGTATGAAAGACAAACAGGTAAAGAAAGACTTGACATAATGTTACCTCTTGTGAAAGAAGCCTCTTGTATGCACCTAATGCACAAGTTTAGAAATGGTATTGATATTTACAATGACGAAGTAGATAGGACAAAATCTATCACATTTAAAACAATAAAACCTTCTAATATTAAAGAAGGTTACAAGATTGTAGGTGACAATGTTGTTTTAGAAGATGGGTATTCGTTTAACTATAAAGAGATTTTGAGAAAGAATGGCGCGTCAGTTGAATCAGAAGGAGACGGAACAGAAGAAGGAGAAGAATAATAAAGTATTTCATACATTTGTAGAGCGTTTTGGTTTAGAAAAGTATTCAGGGAAGTCTTCGAGACACACTTGTCCACAATGTGGTCACAGAAACACTTTCGCTCTTTACATAGATAAAGTTACAGGTCAAAAAGTCGGAGACCAATTCGGTCGTTGTAATCGTGAAATTTCTTGCGGTTATCACTTAGCACCTAAGATTTCTGATTTACCTAAAGACGCTCAACTTTATGTTTCTAACAATGAAGTAAAACCTGAATATCAAGAAAAGGATTCTGTCAATTATATTAATTCCAAGTATGTGACTAAGAGTTTAGAAGAACCTCTAAACTCTTTCACTTACTTTCTTTACAATCATTTTCAGCGAGATTTGGTAGATATGATGATAAGGAGATATAGACTTGGTACGGTTGAAAAGTGGAACGACAGAGCAGTTGTTTTTTGGCAATTAGACGAGGATTTTGACTGCAGAACAGGTAAGATTATGTTATACGATAGAAACACTGGAAAAAGGGTTAAAAAACCCTATAATCATATAACTTGGGTTCATTGTCCAACCAAAGATAAAGAGTATGGAGAGATTAGTGATTTTAATCTAAAGCAAGTGTTTTTTGGAGAACATCTTGTACACACACCTGGTGTTGAAGAGTTTCACGTTGTGGAGAGTGAGAAAACCGCTGTGATTTGTTCAATTATGAAACCGAATACTTACTGGATAGCGACAGGCGGACTACAGAATATTGGAGAAGATAGACTAAGACCTTTTTCTGACAAGAAATTGATTTTTTATCCAGATAAAGGTAATTCGAGTAACACTTGGAAAAACAAACTAAAACCTTTTATGGAAGATTATAATATCGTAATTAGTGATTTTTTGGAGAAACAGAAAGACATTGAAGAAGGAGAAGATATGGCAGACTATATAATTAAGAGATTGGAGGTAAAACAATGAGCTTGATAACTAAGGCAGTTGACTTGGTAAACGTTGCTGTCAAGCAGATTATAAGATACCAAACACGTGAGGACGCGCCAATCAGAACAAGGTTCGACCATTTTAACATAAACTCATTGGGAGGTATATTTAAAGGTAACATTATAACAATAGGTGCTATATCAGGTTCAGGTAAATCGTATGTACTTCAGCAGATAGAAGAGGATATGTTTGACAAATCTTTAAATCCTGATTGTGATGACTATGTGTTACTACGTTGCAATTGGGAGATGACCGTCTTTAAGTTGTTGCTGCGTAAGTTAAAAAGGAATTTGAAGAAGTCTGTTACGGATATTTTGTTTAATTCACCTCAAGGAGAAGATTTGAGTAAGTTTAAAAGTGTTTGTGATAGTGAAAGGTCAAACCAAATATTTTATTTAGAAGACCCTTGCGACCCTAATACTTGGTACTCTGCTGTAAAGGCGTTTTTGAACGAAAATAAGCACAAAAAACACGTTGTTGTTACGATAGACCACATAGCACTTGTCAGAGACGTTATGGGTGGAAAAAAAGCGGCAATGGATAATTTGATAGAGAACATAAATATGCTTAAAAAAGAGTTTGTAAATGTTTCTTTCATCATTTTATCCCAGCTGAACCGAGATATTGAAAGCCGTACAGATATTCAAAATCTTGCACCGAAACGTTCAGATTTGTACAACTCAGACACTATTTTTCATATATCCGATATTGTACTTGTGTTACACAACCCTTTCAAGTTGGGACACACTTTATATATGAACATTCCAGGTCTTGCTGTAGATTCTGAAGGAAACACACTTGACAACAGATATGCTTATTTACACGAGTATATGGAAAAGGTTGATAACAAGTGGACACACTTTATGACAGCAGGTAATGTGTTTTGGCATTATTTGAAAGTTAGAGAGTTAGAAGAAGGGTATTTAGATATTGCAGTTGAGCCGTTTTTACTACCTGACGGAAGAAGATTGAAAGTAACCCCTGAAGGAAACAATGTAAAAATGGAAGCAAGACCTAAGAAGAAAAAAGAAGATTTACCGAATTTGTTCGGTACAGAAGAGGAAGATGATGAAATTCCTTATTAATTTATTGTATAATTAAAAAAATGTTGTAATTTTGCAACATTAATGGAAGGTTGGCAGAATGGTTATTGCAGCAGCTTGCTAAGCTGTCGTCTTATGGGCGTAGAGGTTCGAATCCTCTACCTTCCGCTTAGATTCCCGATATAACAACGCTTAATGTTCACGTTACGCTTTTCGGTTGTATTTCAACAACTTAGAGAAGAAACGCAGGGAGCAAATAAACCTAATGGAGAGTAACTCGGCTGTTCTGACAACGCTTAGCGAAGGTTCTCCAAATTTATATTATGATTATTTATAGAAATAAAAAAGTAAAGTGAACTTAAATGATGACTTGAAATTTTTCCTAATGTCAACATTCCTTTTTCTGCAGGTCAGGCTGCAAGGTTTTTCTGAAAGTTGATTGTTAGGTTTTTACAAAAAAATGAGAAGTTATGACAATAAATTTTACTTTAGACGAAAGAGTACGTGAGGTTGTTGAATCAATAGATTTCGAAATTGAATATCGTGAAGATGTCCCGTTAGTAAATGTAGCTCAACTTATGCAATTTTTTAAATTAGAAACTTTGTCAGTCGTTGAAAATTCTTTAGCAGAGGATTATACTCACGAAGTTTTATTAATAGATAAACATAGATGTAGGGATGTTAACTGCGATTATGTTAACGTTTTTCCTTTGTTGTTACACTTACCAATATCGGTAATAATAGAGAAATCTGTAAATTTAACCAAGAAAGAAGTAGATTTTCTAAAAAGATTATTAGACGAAGCTATTAAAGAGGAAAAATAAAAATTGTTAAAAATGAGTAATATTAAATTGTTCGAAAATCCTGAATTTGGTCAGGTGCGGGTTCTCATTCAAGAAGATGGTGAACCTTTATTTTGTTTAGCGGATATTTGCAATATTCTCGAATTGCAGTCTTCCGCTGTTATTAGAAGACTTGAAGAGGGTGTGACTTCAAATCACCCCCTTCCTACAAATGGTGGTATTCAGCAACTTACGTTTGTAAACGAAGAAGGTCTCTACGACGTAATTTTGGGAAGTCGAAAAGAATCAACCAAACCTTTCCGTAAGTGGGTAACTTCGGAAGTACTCCCTTCAATCCGTAAGACGGGTTCTTATTCGGTAAAGCCGATGTCTCAAGCCGAACTGCTGTTACAACAAGCACAAGTCATAGTTGACTTAGAGAAAAGACAAATCGCACAAGAAGGTAAAATTCAGCAATTGACTAAAGATTTTGATTATTTAAAATCTAAAACAAACAATACTCCTGATTTTTATTCAGTTGTAGGTTATTGTTCACTCAAAGGAATTTCAATAAACCTTGAAGACGCTAAGCAATTAGGTAAGGAGGCTTCAAAAATATGTAAAGATAATGGAATTAAAACAGGTTCTTTACCCGACCCGCGTTTTGGTAGAATTAAAACTTATCCTTACCGAGTTTTAGAATCAGTTATTGAAAGTAAGATTTCAAAGACTATAAAATTAAATTAAGCAAAAATGGGAATATTTGATAAAAGAGAAGCGTACAAACCTTTTGAGTATCCTGAAGTAACAAGGTTTACAGAAGCAATGAGTAAATCATATTGGGTACATTCTGAGGTTGAATTTACAGCCGATGTGCAAGATTACAAAGTTAATCTTACAGATGTGGAACGTGAGGCGTTAAAACGCTCTTTATTGGGAATTGCACAGATAGAGGTTTCTGTAAAAACTTTTTGGGGAGATTTATACAAAATGTTTCCAAAACCTGAGTTTAACAACTTGGGAATGTCGTTTGGGGAGAGTGAGTGCTTTGATAAGTACACCGAAATACTTACTAACAATGGATACAAGCGATTTGAAAACCTAACTGATGAAGATAAGGTTGCTCAATACAATATGGAAGACAAGTCCATATCTTTTGTAAAACCTTTACGTCGTATAAAAAGACATTATAAAGGTAAGATGCACTACTATCAAAACTCAACGATTGATTTGATGGTTACACCTAATCACGAGGTTGTTACGAAAAGAGATGATTCTGACAAATTTATGAAAATAAAATCTTGCAATGTGGAGTATAAAGACTCAAATGTACTTCCTATTTCAGGTTACAAAGATGGAGATAAAGAATTTACAGCTTTAGATAAATTATTGGTGGCATTATATTATTGCGGAGATATATACAGGTTTCGTTTAGTTTTCGGTCGTTCTATACCAAGTCCAGGATTTAGTTTTGTTTTTAACTCTGATGAGAAAGCGAAAATAGAAAAAATAGAGGAGTTACTCAACGAGTTAAACATTGAATATGAAAAGTCAAATACTGATTGTGGAAAAATCCTTATACACGTAGCTCATTTCGAGGATATTGACCTTGTTTCAAAAATAGAAGATTTATCTTACATAAATATTGAAGAGGTGAGTAAAGGTTGGATAGATAAGTTTATTAACGAACTTGAATATTGGAATGGACACGTAGATGGACTTTTTGTTCACAGGTATCCTATTGAAAAGTCAATAGATACAATTTCTACTTTGTGTGTATTGTCGGGGCGTAGGTCACAAAACAGCGGGGTGTTACATAGCGTTAAATACGGAAATTATTGGTCTATTATGATTGAAAAAGTGGACGAATGCAGTTATCCTCTCAAAGAAGAAGTAGATTATGATGACTTTGTATATTGTGTAGAAGTACCTACAGGTTGTGTGGTAGTGAGACGAAATAAAAGTGTTTGTATTTCGGGAAACTGCAGACATAGCGAAGCCTACGCTCGTCTGCTTGAGGTTTTGGGTTATGTTGATGAATTTAAAAGTATTTTAGAAACTCCTGTTTTCAAGAAACGTTATCACGTACTTAAAGACTATCTTAACGAGAATAAAGACAATGTGATGGAGAAATTGTTATTCTTCACACTTGTTGTGGAAAATGCTTCTTTATTTAGTCAGTTTGCCACTATTCTTTATTTCTCACGTTTTAAAGGATATATGAAAAATGTGGCTAATATGATAGCGTGGAGTAGTGTGGATGAAGATTTACATAGTAAAGCGGGGACTTGGATACTTTCTAAAATCTTTGAAGAAAAACCTGAGTTTAGAGAGAAGGCTGAAAAAGAAGCAACATCTTTTATTCAAGACTATATTAAAATGGAGGATGAACTTCTCGATTGGATATTCGAACAAGGAGAATTAGACCACGTAAAGAAAAAAGATTTGGGTAATTATATGCGTTTCAGATTAAACAATTCTTTCAAAGATTTAAAATTACCTCCTCCGTTTGAACTTACAGAAGAGGATATTAAACCAATGATGTGGTTTGAAGAGGAAGTGTTTAGTAATGAACTTGATGACTTCTTTGCAAAACGTCCAGTGGCTTACACTAAGCACGACAAGAGTATAACTGCAAACGATTTGTTTTAAACAAATGTTCATAATTCTTAATAATTAATCAGCACCGCCTTTTACAAGGTGGTGTTTTTTTTATAAACAAATTTTTGAAACACGCAATAGAATAATTTTAAAACTTATTGTTTTGCTTTCAGGACACTAATTTACTATATTTGCATCTTATTAAACGTTTATTAATGAATGTGTCCATATCACCTGATAACACTTCTTATTGGTACGATGGGGTAACAAGAGGTGTTGTTAATACCACTTTACCTCCACAAGCCATTCCGCTAAAGAAAAAGAACGATAAGTGGAAAGAGGCTACGATGGACGCCTTAGAGCGTATAGGTGTTAGACAGACGAGGGAAAATTTAAGATTTAAAGACTTCTATCGTATGATAGAGGGTAAGATGGCGTTTTCAGAACTCAGTGAAACTTTTCCACAATTTAGAGAGTTAGAAAAAGCATTTCAGGATATGGAATTACCTGTTAATATCAAACACTACGATTTAACAGGTCGCCTTATAAATCTTCTTGCAGGCGAAATTACACAAAATACGGATAAATTCACGGTTGCAACCGATGACGAAATCTCAGAGAACGAATACATACGAGAAAAGACTGATTTACTTCAAAAGTATGTTAGTGAAACTTTTGAGAAAGAGTTGCAAGTAAGATTGTTGAGAATGGGTGTAAATCCAAATCCTTCCGAAATGGACTTTGAAAGTCAGGAGGAAATGGAGGTTTACGCTCAACAAATTGAACAAATTCGTAATGAGAAAACTCCAGAAGAGATTGAGAAGTATATGAACAAGACGTGGAAGGTTGCTGCTGTGGAATGGGCTGAGCGCACATTGGAGCAGGACGCCACACGCTTCTACTTTGATGAGAAAGACAGAAATGAGTTCATAGACTTTATGGCAACGGGTCGTTGTTTCCGTCATTTCAGAGTTGGTTACGATTATTACAGACCAGAAACGTGGTCTCCTATTAACACTTTCTTCTCACAAGATATGGAGACTAAGTACGTACAAGACGGAGAATATGTAGGACGAGTTCATTTCTATACACCAAGTCAAGTAGCTACAATTTATGGACATCTTTTATCACAAAAGGAAAAAGAAGCTATTTTAGGTACAGAAGACTACGATACTTTAGTAAAGAACTCTTCTTACGGAAAAGGAGATAGTGTTGGTGATAAAAACTTATTCCGTTTTTACGATGGAGTTGAAATATTACCTTTTGAACAATATAACGAATACAATGAATTTTTAAAACTTCAAGATAACACGGGTATTCCTATGGGTCTTGCGACATTTAGGGATAAAGATGGAAACGAACGTGAAGAAAGAGTATTCCTTCCTTCAATAAACGATTTTAATTCTTATTCTAAAAATCTTGCAAATATCATACGTAATGATTTGCAAATACGTGAAGACTTAATCCAAGTAACTGAAGCATATTGGGTTTCTTACGAGATGATTGGGTTGCTTACTTACGAGACAGAGGACGGTCGCGTTACACAAGAAATAGTTTCAGAGGAGTTGTTACCTGACTTTTTGAAGGATAAAGAAATTAAACAGCTTAAAAACAAGACTATAACAGAGGCTGAAGAAAATCCTGAAACAAACACTATCGTGTGGGATTACATTCCTGTTGTTTATGAAGGTATAAAAATAAATCAACGCAACGCTAAATTAAAGAAATCTCTATACCTTAAATGTAATGCTACAGAATTTCAAATCAAAGGTGATAGTAACATTTATGATGTGAAATTACCTGTAGCAGGAGTTATAGATTTTTCAATCGCTGAAAAGATATTTCCGTTCCAAGTGGCTTACAACATTGCGTTAAATCAGATACGAGAGTTAATGGCTAAGGAAATAGGTACTTTCTTTATGTTTGACATTAGATGGTTACCTTCTGAACATAAAGAGTGGGGAGATACCAAATCCACTTTGTATAAAATGCACGAACTTGTAAAATCAACAGGTTTAATGGCAGTGGATAGTTCTAAACAAAACTTAGCAGGTGCAGGAGGATTTAACCAATTCAGTGTTCAAGATTTAACATATACAAATCAAATATTGGCTCGTTTCCAAGTATCAGAGTTCTTTAAGCAAATGGCTTACGAACAATTAGGTATCAACCCTCAACGTTTGGGACAAGCTATAAAATATGAAACCGCTGAAGGTGTTAAACAATCGCAGGACGCTTCTTATGCGCAAACAGAGATTATATTTGATAAGTTCTCTCAATACAAGAAGAGAATGTTGGAAATACACTTGAATGTTGCTCAGTATTGTCAGAAATCAGAGAAAGATATAACTGTTTATTATACAAAATCTGATACGGAGAAGGCATTCTTGAGGTTCTCTGACCCTTACTTCCAACTCCGCAAGTTTGACATTCTACCGACAACTTCATCTAAACAGCGTAAGGAGCTTGAAACAATACGTCAGTACTTTTTGAACACGAATACTATGGGTACAGACGAGTTTGCTATTGCTAAGCTCTTTACTTCCGATTCGGTTGTAGAATTGATTGAAGTTGCTCGTGCAGAGCGTTTACGTAGAGAGAAAATGCAACAGCAAGAACAACAAAACCAAATGCAGTTGCAACAACAGCAAGCAGAATTGCAAGAACAGGCTGCTCAAAAAGAATGGGAAAGACAAGAATACAGTAAGCAGAAAGACCGCGAGAATGCTATTAAGGTTAAGATTGTGGACGCCGCAGGTAGAGCTGCAGATAATAACGCAGATGAAGCTCAAATTCAAAAGATAAGCGCGTTAGGTAATAACTATATTCAACAAGAGAAAGCCTCTGCAGATATACGCTTAAAAGAGCAACAGATAGAAATAGAAAGCGCGGACAAAGAAGAGAGAAGGCGTATGGAGTGGGCGAAGATAGATAACGAAGTGGCTCAGTTAGAACAACGCAAACGTGAGGATGATACTAAACGCTTTGTTGCGGCTATAAATAAAAATTAGAATAAGTTTTGAACTTATAAATAAGTTTCAAATTTATAAATAAGTTCTCCCTTACTTGTTAGGTTACAAACAGCGCGTTTACCGCTTGGCATTTTTGCAATTATTCTTACATAATCCTCATTACCATCATTTACTAACTCAGGAGCTGCAACTGTAAAATTTTGAGATTTTAATTGTTTATAAATTGCCTTAACAGCTTCTCTTCTCACATCTTCACTAATCAATACATCATCTACTTGTTTCTGAACTTCTTCAATTTTACGTATAATTTCTTCTGTTGAGGCGGTAGTCTTTTTTAAATCTTCAAT